TCTTAAAAGAATTAAAAGAAGTTTTATAACTTTTTAAATTTAGTACATCATCTACATTGTTTCTTTTATAATAAAAACTAACAAATCTACTCCAATATCTTTTTAATTTACTAGACATATCCAGATGTATTTTTATCTATAAATTCAGGTGTAGCTTTATAATTAGATGTTATTTCACCACCTTTATTAATTTTTTTTGTAGAATACAATCCATAACGCCCACCGCCTTCATAATCTAAAGATGCATTATCCTGAAATCTATGATTAACTTTTTTTCCAATTTCAGTTCTCGTAAGACCTCCTTTATTATATATTGCTGTTCCTATTCTTTCTCCTGTTCCAATATCTTTTGAGGCAAATAATCCTTCTCCTTCTATATTTGATTCTCCTACATTATAATTTATAGCACCTCCTGCTTTTCTCTCGTCATTCCCACCGCCAAATATATTTCTTATCCCTTCTCTCATAGAATTAAATATATTACTATTATGTTCTGATTCGTTACCAGTAGTCTGAGGAGGAGTTGGAGTATCATGACGATCCCATGATTCGTGAATATCTCTACCACCTGGAGTTTTCTTATCTTTTTTCCTTTCATCTTCCGATATACTAAGAGGAGTTTCAATATCCTTAACTTGATTCCAAACATTACTCTTTGTTTCTACTCCTTTCCACGTGTTACTACTCTGTGAGATGTAAGCTTCGTTACTTAATGATGTTAATAATTCATTTTTATCAGCTAAAGGTTGAGTATAAGTATTATTATACCATGTATCATAAGCTTTATTGCCATCGAAACTAGATACATAGGTTCGACTTGAAGAATAAGTATAATCATCCGAAGGATCATCGTTATTATAGGTGTCGGTAACCTCTGGACCTCCAGAAGCACCAAACATGGCACCAAGTCCATATGTTTCAAATTGCCACGGTGCATTTTCGGTATGATCTTGCATATTTAAAAAATCAAAGTCACTAAGACTTAACCCTCTCTCTGTACTAGATTGCTCTTCTAAATAAGCTAAACCAGCTTTATATCCGTCTTCTGTATTAAAATCAAAACTTTCATATATAGGATCTCCATATGCATCAGATTTATCTGTTCTATGCCTAACTCCACCTGCATACATTATAGCATGACTAGGAGTAGAACCTCCTCCTATCCCCATCATATCTCCTGGTTGAAGGTCTGCTAACATATCAGCCAATGCAGTAGGGATTAGTTTTCCCTTTCTTGTATCTCCGTTTTCATACATATCAACTAGATTATGATGTGTAGTAACAAAATTTCTTTCATCTTTCTTTTTCCCATATTCTCCATATTCAGCTTCATTTCCTGAATAACTATCTCGCCAAAATCTGTCATGAGATGAAATTACTTTGTCATTAGGTAGATTTACTTTAGGGTTTCCATCAACATTATTCCAGGCATCTATAGCATCTAGAACAGTATGTGTTTGGGATCCTATACATGTCATATTATCACCACATCCAGCTACTCCTATAAAAGTTGCATCATGAAACGAACCTTTATCTGCATAAGCCATATTAATCATTTGATCTTCAGTAAGTTCAGTTAGGTCTAAATCTACTTTACCGTATCCTGTCCTTTGGTTAGTCTCTCCAGAAGTTTTATACGAAGTAACTCCCATTCCTGATTTTCTTCCCTGATATTGATCAGTTATCTCATCTACCTTCTCACCTTGATATATACTTCCTTTTTTATATAAGTAAGAAGGAGTTCCAGATTCAATACTTGTAATATCCTCTTTAGTTATTATATCGTCAGCACGTTGCCCTAGAGTAGATCTATTCAGTTCTTTTTTTTGTGCGTCTGTTTTTACACTAGTTTGATAATAAAAATCAGTACCTTTCATTACATTATCCTTAGCCTGCTTAAATAATTGTTTATTAAAGCTAGGATCATTCTCCATCATATTATTTATATCTGATTGAACAAAACCTGCTAATTGCCTTTTTTCAAATATAGATAAGTCATTATCCGTATTGTATCTCTCTAATAATAATTTATACTTTTCTTCGTCCATTACATTGGTATGTCATCAGCTGCTGCTCTAATAGCTGCAGAACTGTTCCTATTCTGAATAGATTTATAATTTGTGTGTTTGTCATGATACATATTACTCTTCTTTGAATCTTTTCCTCTACCATAATCATATGCATCTTGAAAAACATCTGAATTAGGCGGTGTTGTATCTAATTTAATATTTGATTCAAATGCAAATGCCTCTGGTATAGCATATGTTTTCCCATTATCTGTAATGTTCCAGGTGCATACTTGCGTCTTGCCTTTTCCAGCACATCCACATCCAGATTCTACACATGTTTTCTCAAAAACTGTATATTGAGTTTGAGCTTTAAATAACTTATCATTATAATAAAAGTTACTTTCAATTGTTAAGTACGTTGCTGCCATAATTATTCTCTTTTAACGGGTTGTTCTTGGTATACTACTCCTTCAGCATCATTCTTAACGTCAGGTGGAATAGAAAGCCCTTGTGATATTTGTTTCATAACAAGCATTTCTAATTTAGCTAACATTGCAGAAGGTACTGGATAAGGATCATCTGGAGTAATAGAGCTACACCCTTCTTTTCTACATTTTAATGGGTCTTCTAATATTGCTAACATTTTCATATATTTAACAGAAGGAGATACAAGCTTAGTAAAATAAGCCTTTCCTCCAATTACTGAATATTGAGGCATGTTAGCTGTGTATTGACCATCTGAAGAATATGTTAATCCTTCATAAGTCCTTCTATAATATGGCGTAGCATCATCTAAAGAGCCAAAATACTTTACGTTTTCCCATCCTATCGACCCTTCAAGAGGTGGAACTTCAACGTAATCTATTTTTGCTTCTGCTACATTTCCATCACAAATAACGGTATCACAAGTTACCTTCAAACAATAACAAAATTGATATAATGCAGAATCTAATCTTTTTGTATCTCTATACATTTCTTTTATAAGAGTAGATCTATATTGTTTAATTTCGTGTTGTATAAACGCATCATCAAGGCGATTATCATCAGTAATGACGTATCCGCTTAATTGATTTTTAATACTATATGTGATCTCGTTTAATGTTGCCATACTATTTATAAGCTTGTCCTTTGATCCATTCACCTAAATCCCAAAGAACTGAATTAATAAATGAAGCGGCTATTATGCAAAAAATCCACTCCCAGATACTATTAGCGTAGAAAGACCAGTAAATGATAGTACCCCAGATACTTGCCATGCAAGCACAGCAAAGTATCAAGGGTTTAGCTATCAATATTGGAAGCCTATTTAAGGCTAAATCTCTCAACACATAACCAATCATTTCTGTATCGGTTATCTTTCTTAATCCCAGACAAAAAGCTGAGATAACTATAACTATTTCTAACATCTATTATGCAGGTGTACAAGTTCCTACCTCCCATACTCCACCATCCACCGAGTCATTCAAGTCATCAATTAATGCAGTATTTCCTGTAGCATCTTCATCAATACAAGTATAAATATAGAGATCATAAAGGTAGTTTTCTACATTAGTGGAATCTATATCCTGAACATCAGTTCTTTTTAGTACAGCATGATATACACAGAATCCGTCAGCACAGCAAGTAGTTGCTCCTGCAGCTGGATCACTTCCAAATGAACCTGGTTTAAGTGGGAAAATTCTGTTAACATCAGTTTGCGATAATACTCCTCTTACAAATGGAGTAGTATTAACGACTGTACCAAAAGCACTATATACAGAAAAGTCTTGTCCAGCAGCACCTGTAATTGTTATTTTTGATGCAGTAGCTGATAAGTCGCCACATTCATCACCTGTTGCAGGTGTAGCTACGCTTCCTTCAAAGTACTCGTCAGCATTAATCATATCGGCAATTGCCTGAACAGCTGCTGTAAGAACAGCTGTAGATGACGTTAAAGATGAGCCCGTAGGTGAACAATATTCATACAGTCTACGAGTTTCGAACGTATTAGCGGTGTCATATAAAAGAGTGTTTGGCTCAATTACAATCTCAACGCTCATGCATTCTGGACAGTCACACGATGATGGAGGACAAAAATCAACAGTCCATTCACCAGGATCACCATCAGAAGCACATGTTTCTATCCATTGCACCATTTCAGAGCATAGGAAGCTTCCATACCCAGGAAGATTGACCTGAAGATCTGTTCCCAGATCGTCTACAGTCGCAGTTCCAGTAAAGAGGATTTTCTCCGGTTGTCTTCTTAACATTTTTTCTAAATTTTTAAGTTATTACATTGTTATTTTCATTCAAATATGATGCATATCTACCTGATTCTTGCATTTCTAATATTTTTCTAGTACAAATATCTACAATTTCTTGATGTGTTTCGTTTGATAATTCGCAATCAACAGTATTGTTGACTATTTCCATTTTAACTGGAGTACGAAGATACTCAAAATTTGCTCTTTTTGCAACAGAAGGCGTATTAGTAATTACTCGAATCTTGTTTCCAACTACATCATAATACAATCTATCGTCAGTAGGTTTTGACCAAGGATCATTCATCATTGCATATTTCCTGTCAGATCTCATAGGTTTAGCTTTCATGTAATCTGACCAAGTTCCATCTGCATGACAATCATTCTCCTTATACTTAATTCTAAATGCTACAGCCAGCATAAACATATAATCTGATGGGATGGTAAAAGTATTGCCACTGGAGGGTAAAATACCAGTAGTAATACTTTTTAACATCCTTAAATCATCAATACGTTTCTCAGTCTGCTCAACTTGTGTATACTTGTTCTTGACATATTCCTGTTGTGAAAGATTTATAAAAATCTCAAACTCTTCGGGATATACAGTTCCTGTCTTCTCTTTATTAAGAAGATCAAGAACAGTTTGATACATTTCGCTAATTGTCATCTAGATTTGTTGTTTAATTGTTTGATCAACTATGTCAATAGATTTCTTTTCCTTTTTCACTTTTTTAAATGAATCGGGATCAATCAGTTTAGCCCATTGGTTTATTACTGGAGCATTGCTTTTGTCTTTTACATACTCAGCAAGATAATCTTTATTAATAGCAATCATTTCATCGCCATAATAATATTTGCTTGCTTTGTAAACAACAATACTCTCTTCTATCAATTTATCAATAAAGATCTTAATCTTAAGATCAGAATCTTTAATTGAGTCACAAACGAATTTAGGATCATCTTCTACCTTTTCGTATATAGCAGCTTCTATTTGAGATTTGGACATGTTTGAAACACGAGTACCCAAAACTCTAGCAAAATCTGCCATCTCTTTTAAAGATAGAGTTCTAATATAATCATAACATTCGAGCTTTAAATTGGTTTTACCAATTGAATCTTTTGCTTCATCATCCTTATTTTCAATATAGAATCTATGATAATCACCATTAACTTCAGATTTAGTTTGAGAAACAATTTCAACATGTTTTAAAAACTTAATTATTTCTTTATCTGTAGGGTTATCACCATTTAATTCCATACCGTGTTTAATAGGGATAGAAGTATCTTCATCAATTTTAAAAACTAGACTTTCTTTTTCCACATCCGTCATATGTTGCTGACCTGTCAGGAATTCCTTAGCAACGGAATCCCATTTAGGAGAAACATAATAAGGAGCAGTTTCGTATTCGGCTTTGGTAGCCACTATTCTTATTCTATTTGCCATCTTTTTTTCTTTTTTTTAAATTACTATTAAGGTTTGTAAATCTCAGCAACACCAAATGGATTTTTCATACAAATACCAGTTTCCGAAAGAATCTGTACTTGATATCCGTCCATTGAAGTTGAAGAGAATTCTTTGCCTCCTTTACCAGGAGAAGCCATACCATCAATTGTTTTCTTAATGAAAGATCTTTTGTTTCCTCCGTTACCTAAGGTAACAAGTTCAACATTTGGCTCTCCAGCAATAGTATTACCAAGGGATACGAATATACCTCTGTAAGACTCTTTGTTGGTTCCATAAACATCTTTATCAGACGGTCTCCAAGCTGCATCAAATGCTTTGTTCCATGCAGTAATAATTTTAACTCCACCCATTTCATATGAATTAAAGTTAACCTTAACACCACCTCCACCTTTACCACCAACATACATTGGTTGTGGATTGTATTTGAATACATCTCTCATCAATCTCTGGAAGTCCCAGATAAGAGCTTGACCACCCATTAAGAACAATTCAGTAACGCCATCACCATTAGAAAGCAATTGCATATTAGACATAAGGTTTTCTAATACTTTAATGCTCAATCTGTTATATTGAACTTTTAAAGAACCGTCACCTTGAGCCAATAGACCATCACCTTGAATTACTTCACGACCTTTCAAGTCACGAACATAGGTGTTTTCATTAGCATCAATTGTAGCTTTACCAAAGATTAATTGATTTTCTCTAGCATAAGCCCAACGTCTCATCATTTCCATTTCTTGGATTCTGAACCATAATTTTTGACCATTATGTTCTACCCAAAGAACAGTATTCTGAGCTGATCCTGAAATAGAATATTGCATACGCTGAATAGTCATATAGTTAGTATGCCATTCTGGGTAAGTATTCTTTTCATAACCAGTTTCAGAAAGCTCTGGAAATGCAGTATGACTAAATCCAACTTCTTTACCAACCGCCATTAATGCAGCAAGTGTAGTTCCACCTGTATTATTAACAGCTTTTACTTGGTATTCCCAACCACCTGCAACAGTAGCTGATTCAATTGGATATTCATCCATAACTTGTAAAATTGATCTACGATCTCCTAACTCTAAGTTATCATAAGGAGAAAAGTAGTTCGTATCAAGCGTGATAGTAAAGACAGCATTTGAACCGAGGTCTGTACCAGCAACGAGAAATTTTCCTTTTCTAAAAGGATAGCCTTTGACTGCCCACATAAATTTTCTGTTTCCAACAACTCGAAAATCTGGTGATTGCATGTCAGGATAGGCTCCTTTTTTTGTCAATCCACGTCTAGCTAAAAAGGAAGAAAAGGCAGAGAATTGACTTTCAAATAAATTAACTACATTGTTAGAGATCTCTGGTCTTGTCAACATTGCTGCTGCAAGGGAGTTCGTCATAGTAGTCCGGTTCGCATCGAAGGAACCTGTTCCAATTATTCTCATAACTTTTTACTTTTTTAATTAATTTTTCATTTTATAACGTTCAGGAGCAACAAGTGCATCTAAATTAACATCACTTGCCTGGGGTTGAGATCCCGATTTTTTACTCAACCTTGGATTAGAATCTAATTTGTCTAAAAATGCGTCTTTTGTGCTTTCCTTAGCGTTAGTTAAAGCAGTTTTAATTGCAGAGTCTCCTCTTGAGACAAGATAAGCCACCTTAGCTAGTGTGTCGTTGCTTTGCAACATTTTCATTAGAGGTGCTTCACCCGTTCCGTCTGGAGTCACTAATTCCTTGAATGTTTCTAGGAAATCCTGCTTTTCAGCTTTGCTGACAGGTAATCCATAAACATTATCAAGTTTATTAAAACTTTTTAACGCTTCAGTAATTTGACTATTTCTTTCTTTTTTAAATTCAATTTCTTGTTTATCTTTCTGAACTCTTTGGTTTTCTATGTATCTACTTTGCAAACTCTCTCTATCGCTTCTTAAAGAATTCTTAATTCTTTGAGCTTCGATTTCAAGTAATCCACTACGTTCCATTTTATCAGCTATATTGTCAAGCTTAGCTTGAGACCAATCAGGAGATTCCTGAGATAGCTTTCTCATTACGAGATCCCGTGGGGGAAGATTCTCGTTTAATAAGTTTTCTTTATAATTGATCATATATTCTTCCATTTTTCCTCCTTCTTTCAAGAACTTATTAAGTTCTCTTACATCTTCATGAACATATTCATCAAAATTAGTATTTTTATACACTTGATCTACAAGCGTATCAAAATAATTTTCTTCACTAATACCTTCTGGTATTTCATAATCATCCCCTAATCTCTCTTTTAGAGTGTCAAAAGGAGCCATATAATAAGGAGAATTTTCATCAACTGCCTCATTATCAGGATCTGTAATTTTTTTTATAAAATCCACATCTGATGGCTCTTCTACAAATTCAGTTTGATCTCCGGATTCCATTTCTTTATCCATTTGTTCATCTAAATTTGGAAGTTGCCCACCTGATTCTTCTATAAATTCTCGATCTTCTTCGGGATTTGATAAATCATTAGTTTGAGGAGGTACATCTCCTTCATTAAAAGTCTCTCCTGTGTCAGGAGCAGATAGAGCGTCCATATCTATATCGACTACTATCTCTTCTTGTTTTTCTTTGTTTTCTTCTGTCATGGTTTTTTATTTTAAGTTATACAAATATACTAAATTTTATTCATAATTATTGTTTTCAAAGACATCATATGACATCATTTTAGATAATTTCTTTTTGTGACCGCATGCTCCTCCGTGTTTACAGGCTAATCCTCCTCTTTTTAAATCCGTGTTAATCATATATTGCCCACCTCCAATACCACTTTTAGGTTCTAAAGTTGCAGGTGGAGTATATTCAGGAGGAACTGTAACATCAGAGCTAGTCTCACCTTCTTTAGTAAGATAATTATATATTCCTTTTATCCCTTTTAGAGTTTTATCAATCTTTCCTATACTTCCAATTATGGGAGGAGTTCCTCCTTTCATAGATCTATTATACATACTTTCATTAAACCCATAATTTGCTTTTTGTAACCAGCTTAAATCATTATAAGGAGTTTTAGTAAAGTCAGTACTCATCAACGATTGTATATTAGAAGTATTGGTAACGCCACCATCAACATATGATGAATCTTCACTAGTCATTCTAGAAACCATTGCATTCATTTCGTTACCTATACCTGCAATCGCATTACTAACACCACTTTTATCCATACTGTCTCCTGTTGCTTGCTCAGTATCATTTTTTTGTTTTGATATATTACCTTCTTTATTAACATCAGTTTCTGCTACATCTCCTTTATTTTGCCCTCCTTCCACATTTGTACTTTTTTCTGCAGCTGAAGTATCTCCTGTTCCTGTATTAACATTTTCACCTGTAACTTGATTAACCCCTGTATTCCCTTCACTTCCCATAATTTGATTCGCTCCACCTTCCATACTTACAGGAGCATTACCTGTAGCAGCACTTCCTGCCGTTGTAGATCCTACTGTACTTGTTCCTGCTGTTCCTGCTGTTCCCATTGATCCAATTCCAGAAGTAGATCCTACCGCTGTAGGTCCCCCAAGAAATGGAGCTGCTGTAGTTGCCGCTCCTGTAGCTGCTGTTCCAGCTGTTGTAGCTGCTGTCGTTGCCGCTACTCCCGTTGTTGCTGCTCCTGTAGCTGCTGCACCTGCACCGCTTGCTAAAACTCCTGCTCCAGCTGCTCCAGCTCCCGCTGCCGCTGCTCCAGCTCCTCCCACTCCTGCTATAGCTGGTAAAGCAGCCATTAGAGCAGGTGGAAAATATTCTTTTAATCCAGTCATTGGATTAACAGTTCCTGATCCTCCCATTTTGTTAAGTAATGATTTTTCTTTCTTATTAACATGTACAAGTTCTGTGTCTCCACCTCTTCCTTGAGCTGCTAATCCTCCGTCATCCATTCCAATAAGACCGCCTGTAGCTTTTTTCCACGGTTTTTCACCTGCATGTTTTTTAAATGTCTTACCTAAATTATACTGAGGAGATCCTACAGGACAATCAGGATTAGGCATAGGAGTACACCTTCCTTTCTTTAAATTTTTTGGTATCCAGTCTTTTCCCATTTTATTATTTTAACATTTTATATAAAGATTTCCCTCCAGTAGCATAACCCGATCCTTCATCTGTTATTCTACCTCCAGCAGCATAACCAGTAGATCCTGATGTATTAGTAGCACTTGGTCCTTTGCCATAATTGTTATTATTCATTCCTACAGAATTCATTTTACCATAAAGATTACCTTCTACTTCTCCTCCCTCCGCCATTTCTTGCATATATTCTAGCATTGCCGGATCATCAGCCAAAGCATCATATATTCTATATATATCATAAGCTGTCCAAGCAAACATTGCGGCACTTACAGCTTGCCCTGCAATAGGAGCAACATTAACTCCAGTACCAATTCCTATTTTAGCACCCAATTTGGCAGCAAATTTCCATCCCATTTTCTTCCCTATCTTATTTATTAACTGTTTAGGATTCTTTGTTGCCCAGGCTTTTAAAGCAGCCATTTTTCCTCCAGCTGTAACTACTTTCGGTGCAACAGTTTTTGTAACTTGTTTAGTTGATTTCTCTATAGCTTTTTTTCTTATCTGTTGAACAGTTTTTTCTTTTGATCCACGCTCTAGATATTTCTTCTCAGCATCAGCTAGAGCTTTTTTGCTTGCTTTATCAAATGCGGATTCTGTATATAGCTTTGAAGTCTGTTTACCTATCTTAGATTTCGGACTATAAGGTTTCATAGTCCTAGGATTCCAATTCTTAGGTAATCCTAATTGTTTCATAGGTTTTGATGCTGAAATAAGTTTTTGTTCAGCAGAAGTTAATGCTTTAGGACCCTTTTTTATAAATTTCTTAAATACCGACTGTAGATCATTTGCAACTTTAGATCCTCTCAAGTAAACATATCCTTCTACTATATTCAATCCAGCATCAGCATACTCACCTTCAGATATATTTTCATATGCTGCTAGCCCAGCAACTCCAACTCCTAATGCAGAGCCAGTTTTTGCTGTCATTTTAGTTAACGATTTTGGGAGATTAGCACTTTTTCTAACAAGCCATTTGCCACTACCTTGCCATTTCTTATAAAAGGCAGGAGTTAATTTTTTAGCTCCCTCAGCTACAATTTTATTATTTTTAAGAATACTAGATGCCAGAAATGCACCTCTTCCTTTGTCTAAAGCTGTATTAGCAAGTCCTCTATTCTCTTCACCACCTCCTCCCGCATCTCTTTCTTCAGGAAACTCTCCTAGTGCATCTGTAGTACTAGGATCTCCAGTAGTAGTATCATTAAGTAGAACTAAACTATCTCCCTGCATTTGATATACAGGAGTTCCAGATGTTGATAAAGAATCTAATTGTTCCATATTAACAGTTGATGTAATATCAACACCATTAGAATCAACTACACTATAACCATCACCACCTTCATTTAAAACAATTTGAACCCCTTCAGGAATTTTACCACCAGTTATCTCAGCAATTTCCTTTTGATTTGCAAGTGTATCTTCACGAGATAGAGTTCTGCCATCAGAACCCTCTACTATAGGAGTTCCATCCCACCATTCTCCTTTTTCAGTAGCAGATGTAGCAGTATAAGGTTTTCCATTCCAAGAAAATAAACTTCCAGGTCCTCCCTCATTTCTAGCAGCTCTGTATGCAGAATTAAAAGATCCTTCATATATGGGAATATCTTGACCTTTATATTTTGCAGTACCAGTACTAGTGTTCACAGCTGTTGGTTCCTCTGTAATAGTTTCATCTACAACATCCTGCTGAGGCTGATCCTCAACATTTGCAGCATCATCTACAACCTCTTCTGTGGTAGATTCAACCGTTTCTTCAACTGGTTTCCATATATTAAAAGATTCAGCATTTGCTGTTCCGTCTTCATTAACATATTTAGTTACATCTGTAAGATTACCACCTACATTAGCAACATAACCCATGTTAGTTCTGACAACATCAGTGACAGGTCTATCGAACTCTGTAGTTAGAGCACCTTCAACATCTTCATGCTGGAATCCCATTCCTCCTTCATCAGAATAGAGATGTCTATCCTGTCTATTGTATTGTCGTCTCCCTTTTCTCCGAATCATGTTTTTTGCTTTTTTACTAGAGTCTGGATAGGATGTATTCGCCATTTCTTTAGAGAATTTCCTTTTCATTTTAGGTGCTGAGGTGTATCTTCTTTTTCCCATTATTTTAAAATTTAATTGTTAAGCCAGCTGACTTATTAATATTCGAACCAGCGGTAGACCCGCTTACACCAACGTTAGCTGATATATTCTCTGTTATCGGAACTTCTTTTCCAGCAAATGCTCCAACATTTGTTTTATCTTGAGCATCAGCAAATGTAAATATCTGTACATGACTTGGAAGCCATTTCAATATATTATCACCAAATGGTAATCTACTTGAATATGACTTGCTATTATATTTTTGATAAAATCCTCCGTTAGTAGCCATACTGATAGCTTCTTCATCTGGATTCATAACACCATCTCTTTTATCTTTTTCATATTTTGCATCATTCATAGATTTAAAAACAAGTAAATCTGTTATACTCATTTTATCATTATAGTGATCTAAAAATGATATATATTGATCAGCAATTTCTTCATCTCCTATATCTATTTTCTCTTCAGTATTGTGTATAGAAGTGCTTTCTTCTGGCACTAATCCTCCTTCTTCCATGCCTCCAGAAGTATCCTTTATAGTTCCTGTTTCTAAGTTAGAAGCTACATTTGTGTTATCTAATACATTTGGTTTCATTATTTCATTTTTATCAGGTGTAAAGTCCATATCATAATGGAAAGGTTTTCCCCATCCTTTATAATTACCTTTAGCAATTCCCCCTATAACTTTATATCTCATATCCTGATAAGCCCTAAGAGTATTAGGACCTAATATTTGATCAACAAAAGGTTTTTCTTCTCCTCCTTGATATTGTTGTGTCTCAACTCCTAAATAATTTGATAAATCTTGTTGATATAAAGCTATATCTTCTCCAGAAAATTGATCTGCAAAAAATTGTTCAGCTCCAATAAATGATGATTCATCAATATAACTTTTATCTACAGCACCAATAAAATGTCTGGGTATAGGAGTATTCCACTTCCAACTAGCATTATGATATTCTCTATTCGTTTTACTTCTTTGACCCTTAGAAGTATACGCTTCATTTTTCGTCATATAATCAGGATTAGCTAACAAATCATCATATGAAGTTTGAATTTGTGATTGATAATCTTTCATAGATATCCATCCCTCCATACCCCTTATATATTTAGAAACGGACTGAGCTACCTTTTTACTAGCATCAGATGTCCACGGGCTAAGCCTAGTACTACTCCCTTTACTTTTTTTTGTTTTTGTTGGATCAGGCATTAGTCTTTAATTTTTTGTTTTCCACCAAATCCTCCAGTTGATTTAGGATTTGATATTTTTTTACCACCCTTCTTCTTAGGAGCTGATTCGCTATCTCCAGACTCAGAAGCACTCATTGCAAGTTCCATCGCTTTCAATTTATGATCTGACATAGCTTCTTGTCGTTTCTGTTCAAGATAAGCCATTTCAACTTGAGCATCAATATTAGTTTGTTCAAGATCAGTTGTATTATCCATTTGATGACCCTGAAGATTTGTTTCGTTAGAAGCTTGATCTAATGCCATCTTACCTTGTTCTTCAGCTTGGAATTTCTGTTTATCCCATTCAAATTTAGCAATCTCTAATTGATGAGCCATTTGTTTAAATTGATTTTCCTGATTAGCAATCATAGCTTTAAAATCTTGTTCCTGTTTTTGTGCCTCAGCTTTTGCTTGTTGCTCTCCTTGAGCAGCTTGTTGCTGTCTTTGATTGGCAATTTCAGAATAATATTCTAGAGATTTTTCTAATTCTTTTATATTGTCTACATCATATATTTTTATAATTTCACTCATAGACATCATTCCTTTTCCATATTCTTGAGCCGCCATTTGTTTAAGATCTCTAATAGCTCTTTCAGTTCTTCCACCATCTCCTACGAATACTTCGTAATCTGCTGATGATATTTTTTTGCCAGGAATATTTAATATTTCTTGACCTAAATCTCCTAGAACGTATGATCCTCTTTTTCCTTTTTTCCATGCAATTTTACATAAGTTAACTAACCTAGTCAAAGCTTTTGATTTAGTCTTTTCATGTTCATGAAATATAATTTCAGTAACAAGAGCTGATTGACCAATACTCTGTTCAGTTGTTCCAACCTGATCAGTAGGAACTATTGTTCCTTGTCTCTGTCTAGATACTCCAGTAATTTGAGAAGCTAATTCTTCTAAATGCTGAAGTATACTAACTAAATATTGAATTGCAGGCGTAACGGTATCATCATAAGTCTGGAATTGATTAAATGTTGGTTGTCTAGCCATTCCTTCTTTTACCGACTCAATCCATCCGATACCAATTTTACGTTGATAAATCCATTCTCTCATAGACATCCCCTCTGGTAATTGAGATTTATCCATAATAAATCCTTTAACACCAGAAAGAGATAACCATAATTCCTTATGATAATGTATTATATTATAAAGAATTTGAATATCTTTTGCAGCCCATACAATAGAATATGGTTTCCTAGTTACATAATTAAAAGCTATACCAACATAAGGCAAATCTACTTTACCATATTTATCAATACTTCTAAGTTGATATGGTTTTTTTCTTAATCTAATCATAATATCTTCTGCTATCTGTACTCCTTCCCAGACATCATTTACATATTTTACATCTACAGTATCAGTAGATTTAGGCTTATCGTCACCGGCTAACCATTTAGTGAAATCCTTACCTCCATATTTATTTTTAGATTTTTTAAATTTTATAGCTCTAGTTGACTTCCAAGTAACGTAACAAACTCTAACTTTATTAGCATAATCTGTATTTCCAGCGTAACTAGTTTCACATTCATCCGTACTATTATCATACACTCCCGCATTCCAATTATCCGAATACCCCATATTTTGAGCTAAATCATTTAACTTTTGCATGTCTAACGAATCAAGATCTCCTTTAAATTCGTCAACTATTTGATTAAGATTTAGGTATCTTTCCTCCATAGCCCATTGACATTCACCTATCCAGTCAACCTCATCATCAGTTGAATAATAGAAATTTAAAGGACTAACCCGTCTTAACTTAGGATCTTCATCACCTTCAGCATAGTCTACAAAATATATTTCTTTATCTGTAACTAACTTATCTTCAAATCCTAAACTCATTATATCTTTTATTCCATATTTTTGTATTATGTATTTTAATCCTTGTTCAGTAGTTTGCTCCAAGAAATCCTTATAATCATATTTAAAAAACTTATCTACTGCAACAATATCATTTGCATTAATTAGCTGCTCCATTGCAGCATCAGACATAGCTAATTCTAATTGGTCTTTAATTTCTTGCGGAGCACGAGGAGGAGGTGGAGAAATTTGTCCTTCTACCATTCTTTCTTGTTGATCTTGAGCAGCAGCTTGCTCTGCTTGTTGTATAAGTGCCTGAGCCTCACTGTATTGCTGCATTAAACCTTGAATTTCAAGTCTCTTGCTATCAAGTGAGGTTTTGACTAACTTCATATATCTTTTAACTTTTAAGTCTTCTTTACTTTGTAGTGACATTGTATCACATGTAAAAACTCTAAAATTTAAAGGTCGTTTTAATTCATCTCCTTTTAAAAGATCCATTTTAGGTCTAAGTAATGGAATGAATCTTATTTTTGCAGGATATTCATATTCATCCACTTTTCTTAAGTAATCAAAATCAGATTGATTAAATATTCCATTATATAGATCATAGCAGAATTTATCTTTATATAATTCATTTCTAGATCCTAAAGAAGCCCATACAATAGCTTGTACACACTTCTTCGCCCATTGAGCGTCTTTCTGAGATTCCGGTATGTTTTGACTTGGTAACATTAATTTTTAGTCCAGTTATATTCTATTTTTCCTTTCTTTCCGCTAATATACGAGAAAAATTCGAATTTTTCAAGTTCTGAAGCTCTTGTTTTAACTTTCAGATTATCAACGTTATGCACAACTGCTAAAGCAGCGGCAATAGTTATGTCGCAATTGTAGTCTTTATCCTCTCTGTATCTAATAAGTTTCTCTATCATTTCACCATCCCATATTGCATGAGCATTCTCTTCAATATAATCTCGTAATTTAGTAATCCAATACTCTTTTGTAGACGGATCAACTCCCCATTTGTTCTGCATAACGCTTCTTTTTACATTAGAATAGGCAACTCTTGGTCTTTCTTTTAATAAATATGTCATATTATGATACTCATACCATGTAAATATTCCTAAATTAGAATACTCTATTAAATTTTGAGCTCCATAATACATAGAAAGTTTAGCTGTCATTTCATAAAATTCATTTGCAGTCCTTGGTCTAACAGTTAATCTTGCTACAAACATATTTGCAGTAGAATTTATATCTTTAAATCTTTTAAAAATACTACAACTTCCAAGAGATGGAGATGCATTAGCGACATCTCTATCATAACTATCTGTACCACCTACATATAAATTTATAAATGGTTTACCATTTTTATCTAATTCAGGATGTTCAATTATTTTAAATGGACCTCCGTCACCTGGTATCCAGTCAACTCCAGTAATATTGCCTTTTTCGTCTCTAATCCAGTCAAGATATCCAGAAGTTAATAACTTATCATTCTGAGGGGATCTTTTTATAAGAGTTAATTGATCATTAAGTTTTTCAGTATTAAATACATTTCCACTAACAATTAAGAAGCATTCATCTGGAGTTAATGGCATTTGAGTTATTTCCGTAAGATAAGAATTTAATTTTTTAGATTTTCTGGCTGCATCTCTTTTCTTTTTAATCGTAGTAAGAGACGGTTCTTTTAAGCTATTTCCATCCTTATCTATTACATTAAATTTCCATCCAGGAACAAAATAACAACATTTACGTTGATCGGTATCATCATATGAATTATCAAATGCTAAAAGATCATATGCTTCAGGATTCCAAAACATTTCTGCAAATTCAGCAGCACCCTTTTCCATATCACCACCTGTACCTACAAATAAAGCTATTCCAGTTTTTACATTATTAGCCTCTAAAGCTGGTTGAATATATTTATATGCATCTATTAATCCTGGAAATCTACCAGCTTCTTCATACATAATAAAAGAAGGAGATTTACCAATTGTAGCTTGAGCATTATTTCTAGATGTTATATTATATATCTCGCTATTATATCCTCTCCAAACTACTTGACCATCTACAATTTCTTTATATCTAGCCATACAATATTCACTAGTATCAGGATTTCTTCTTTTATAAAATTCTGTTTCTTTAAGAGAATTTAATCCCCTAAGAAGCATACGCATTGTCATTAATCCATATTTTTCTTCACCAGCAGTTATAATAGATTGTGAATGCCTATACATAGTAAATTCTTTTCCTATTAAAGCTGCAGTTTTTTCAGAAAATCCTACTTGTCTTCTTTTAGCAACAAGAAAATTCTTTCCTAAATCTTTTGCTCTTTGAAATTCATCAAAGAATTCTTTATCCATATCTATAAATCTTGGAGGTATTAAAGTTTTTCTTCCAGTTCCTTCGTGAGTACCTCTAATTTTCCAAAAATTTAAATACCAATACATATCTCCGGTTATCGTAACGCCTCCAACAGAATATCCTTCTAGACATCTTCTTTTTTGTTCTTCCCACCATTCTCTATATTCATAAGATGCTGGATGTGCCTTACACAATCCGTCAGATATTACTGGAGAAAATAAAAGAGTATTTACATATGTCATTTAAATAATTTTCTTAATGCAACTAATATTCCTATAAATAGTAATATATATAACAATGGTATAAATTTATCATACGGATTTTCTTTTACTACTATTTTTTCTACCTCTACAGGGATCTCAATAGGGATGGTATCTCTAATTATTTCACCTTTTAAATAAATTGTTGTATCTTTTTTAATATATACAATTCTTACTTTATCTTTTTCAATAATAATAGTATCTGTAGTGTTAGCCGAAAATGTAGTATCTACACTTACAGCATCTAAAAATACTGTATCCTTTACAATAACCGTATCTTTATTTAAAAGACCAGGATTACATTCAACATATCTTGCTATTCTTCTTTCTGCTGTTTTTTGACTAACACAACAGGAAGAAAGAAAAATTACAGCTAAACTAAAAATTACTCCTTTCAATTCTTTTAATTGCATTAAAATGAGCTAATGCTATTTTATGTCTCCAATCATTAGTGATCATCCAATAACATTCTCTCTTGTTAGTAAAAAATCCATTCTCTGTTAAAATTGCTGGCATTTTAGTATATTTCAATACATAAAATCCAGATTCTTTAACTCCTCTATCTTTTACTGGATGATCTTCATAAGGATTCATTTCTTTTATCAACTCATCTTGAAATATTCTTGCTACCTTTTTGCTTCCGGCAGCTCCTCTATACGAATATGTTGATATACCGTTTCCTGAATACCATCCATTTTTTAATTTGTTTCCTCCAGCGTTCCCATGTACACTAATAAAGATCTTAGGTAGCTGAGATCTTAATTGATTTGCCATCAGAACTCTGTTCTTCAAAGACTTATCATGTATTCCAGGGACTAAAATATGTGTTTTTATACCGTAAGTCATACACATAAAATCTATCCTTTCAACTATATCCCTGTTATACTCATATTCATACATTAGAGTGTCACCATCAACCTTAGGAGATCGTTTTCCAGGGGTATCAAATCCATGACCATTATCTAAAATATATAAATATCTATTCATCTGTGTATTCTTTGCAACTTTTACCTTTTTTAAAAAACTAAAAAGGTAGTCGATCAATCTTTTTAGCACGCTTGATTACATTTTTTTAATTTACGAGCTATATCTAAAGCTCCTTGAGTTCCTACATATACAATGCTAATAGTAACCCAATCACTAGAAGCTAATGCTCCTAATATTGCTAAAACAGTAGCAGTCACCCATACTAAAAACTTTCTACTAACTATCCTTTCCATAAAATTATCAATTATTGCCTTTGCCATTTCTTTTTATTTTTTAATTTTTAAAATACGCTTGTATGATATATGTTATTATTCCTGCAATAAATATATACATACCGGTAAACATTTTGTTAACCCTCGATTTAAATCCTTTCAGATTTCGTATATCTCCCGCCAGCCCATTAGCTGATGATGTAAACTCATGTATTTCTTTTATTCTTCCGCACATAGTTTCCTGGCGTTTTTCTATATTGAGCACTCTTTTTTTCAGAAAGACTATCTCCCCGTTAGGAAGATTATCTTTAATATTTTCTAATAGCTTTATAAGTTCATCATGTTTAGATGCCCTAGCCATTAGCCACAACAAGGTTTCAGCTCACCAGTACTATGCTTGCCAGATCCAAAACCTGATCCACCACCGTTATAGTTAAATCCAGTTTGGTTGTCATCGTATCCTTCTCCAGTAGTAGGAGGTGCGATACAGCAAGGTTCAGCAGACTGCCATTCATATTCTTCACTAAGAGCATTATATACATGAATAGCATAAGGTCGTGCTGAAAGCATTACTGAAGAAAATCCTTGTGGGGTATAAAAGCCACCTTTGGTTGGTCCAAAAAACTTTCCTGCTCCTCCTGTTTGAGGGAGGGGTTTGGAATTGCTAAAAATTCCAATTCGTGATCCATTTAAACTAATTCCCATCTTTTTTTTTAATTTTAAGGTTATTAAGTATTTTAATAGCAAGAGTACAAAGCTCTAATTCTTCTGCTATATTGAGTTCTCTTTTTATTTCTTCGGTAAACTCAATCACGGTATCAACATTCTCACCTAAAGTGTGTGACGTTTCCCATCTTATATCTGGTATATTATTATAATCCATTATTCAAATAAATTTGTCTTACCTCCACCAACTATTTTTGTTTCTGTAGCCTCTTCATTGACTTGTAGTTCTATTTCCTTTTGCAACTTGAGAAGTTTATTTGCTCCGTCTAAACTGTCTGATACTATTTTGTAATTTTCTTCGTCTATATGGGTGCTATCCCAAAACTTTAAATACTCCTCAATTTTTCTTTTTACTCCAGCTAAAAGCTGTTCTTTTGGTGTTAGTTGTAATTTTAAATATTTTTCTACTGCTTGTGTTACTCCTTTTTGTTCTTCTATTCTTTTGTATTCTTGCGGGTCTCCCAGCCTGTCAGTAGATACTATTAACTTTCTATCATATTCGAAAAGATTCGCATATGGCGACTTTTTTCCGTAAACGAAAAATAAGTATGCAATAATCTTTTCGAAACTCTTCCTCCTTTTCAAAGCTGCGAATTCAGGTATTCCCTCAGCCTCCGGAGACATTGTTACTATTCCATTATGAAATTCGAACATTATCTCTTTGGCTCATTAGCGAATTCCTCAATCGCAAGATCAAAAGGCATCAATTCCGTTGTTAAGAATTGTCCTCGACCATAGGATCCGTCATCAGTCATCCAATGACAATTGACTCCCACGATGAAGGTTTTGGTGTATTTCTCACCTGTCTCTGATATCTTTTCTTTTCTTGTCTTAACTATTTTCTCTACTACCATCTTTCTATTCGGGTAGTCTTTATGTGCAACATCAGTACCTGTTTTTATCCAGTACTTGTTTTTATCTATTGGTTTACTCATCTTTTAATATTTTTATATATACTCCTGGGTTTTCTTTGTTATACTCGTAAACTTCAAACACTGGAATCAATTCTTCACAGTTATCATCATCCAACCAACCATTCTTCACCATAAGGTCTTGAACAGTCTGTAAGGGGTTCACATAGTCAAACTTGTGTTTAGACCCTCTAACGAACTTAAAAGACACCCTATAGGGCTTCTGTTGGTTGCTTTCATTGAGCAAAGATATGAATTTATTTTTATATTTTACATAAAATTCTTTACTTTCTTTAATATATCTCATTGTTGTCTTTGAATGAATGAGTATTTTACCCGTCCATCGCTTACTATTCTTACTACTTGGTACGTTCCCTGGTATGAATATTCTCATGATAATCTTCCATTAAATTAATATACTCCTGATCTGTTAGCATAGTTTCATCCTCATGCATACTTCTATCATAGACAAGGTATACCTCCTCTATAACATCCCCCCGGTATCTGACTATCCATCGCCTCTTTCCGTTAGGGTCTCTTTTTACGTATTGGTAATGTTTCATTTGGCAAAGATAAAAAATTTTTTTTTAATTATAAGCATAAACGTGCAACATACTCTATAGCGTCTCCCCCAACTCCGTCACAGTTAAAATGAATATTAACCAAAAAGAGAAAACATGGCAGGAACAAACAACAGCCGAATAAGCAAGCAAAAGCTTGATGCCGGTGAAGGTAGAATGCTCGACTTCTCAACAGCTTGGCATGAGTTCAACGCTCGTGGAATTTTAGAGAACTTAAGATTCGGGACGTTGAAGGCGGATAAGTCAGTTGGTACAGCTACATTCATGATTACAACATTAGATGATAATGGTGAATTAGGAAAAGCTACAACCAAATGGTGCTATGCACATCAGCTAAAGGATATCTTATCCTTCGAAGATGACATGTATTCGTATGATGGACAAGAGGTGGAGATAGTTAATGGTGAGGTGAGTAAGGTGCAGCATTAGAGTAAAGAGGGTGTGAAATGATAGCACCCTCATTTTTATTTCTTTAAAAGTAGAGATTAAGACCTATTAGGATGGTGTTATAGCGTGAGGTTGTTATTGTGCAACCTTATGCTTATACACTATTTATTGATGTAACAACAGTTATATATATCTATCTATTATAATACCATACTATATTATAACCCTATGTTATATGTTATGTATTATATATAGTATATATATATATATTTATATATAGAGAATTTTGCAACGAGTGTTAATTTAAAAATAACAAAAGAATGAAGAAATTGTTAGGTAAGTACGGTTTAACCGTTAGGGATCTAATGCAATGCATAGGTGGCAGTGTTGTTGCTTGTGTATTAGTATTTATGATCATGATTGGGATGTTAACAGCATCCGCAGGATGTAATGATACAACAGTTCAAGAGCCTGAGAAGCACTATTTAGTGGGTGATATTGGTGATGTAATGATAGTTGATCATGTAGTTAATCATCCAAAGGTAGTAAAGAGAATAGCTGATATTGGCTTAGAGGATGGATATCTATCCAAAACAACAGATGATTATGGTAATTACTTTAAATCATTTGGATTAGGATGGTTTCATGCTGATGGTAATGACTATCAACAGCGTGAAGTATTTGATGCTTATGGTTCATACCTCAAAGATGCTCCATTTGTCTTAGACATGGAAGTATTAAGATGGCAAGAATGTGCTGATTTTGCAATGAGAATGCATATAAATGCACAACTAAACAGAGGCAAATTAGCTACAGTTCATTCAAACAAGGAAGTATATAAGTATAAAGATGCATTGCCAACTAACAAGCAGTTAGAAAAGATGTATAATTATGCTAATAGCTATAGTATTGTACACAATGACTTAATGAAAATAGAGTTAACTGAAATTCAACCTGGTGATCTACTAGCAATTGGTGGATATCCTGGACATGTTGTTGTGATTATGGACGTAGTAAAAGATAGTATGGGTAATGAACATTTCTTACTTGCACAAAGTTTTATACCTGCTCAAACACCGCACATTGTTGAGAACTGGACTAATAAGAGTTATTGGTTCAGTGTCAACGACTGTGTTGAAAAAGGTGTGATAGATGTGGGTGGTTACATATTCAGAACTGATCGTGATGTGTATAGATGGAGCGAACGTGCTCTATCTACCATCTCGATTGGTAGAATTACAGCAGACCCAAACATTACACATGATTACAGAAGTAGTGATAATTAAACTATTAACGGTGGCAGCACTCGCATGGGTGTTGTCACCTTCATCTTATGAAAAAGAAAAATAATGAAGAAATTAAGAATTTTAACAATCTTATTAGCAATGGGACTATTATTAGGCTCATGTGCAAGCAGTAACTATTACAAAGGATGTGATGGTAAGAAGAAGTTTAAGAGCTCAATGAGTTATAGATGAGATATACAAGAGAAGGATACAATGAATGGATGATATACATCTATAAATGCTTAAAAGAATACAACTCATGAATAGATACGAGAAAGAACAATATCAACATGTTGAAGCAATTGCTGAAAGCATGAAAGGAATAGCTAAGTCTCTAATACTGATTCAAGAAATATTGGGGACTATGACTAAAAGACTTAAGGAATTAGAAGATAACAAGAGTGTAATTATTAATAAATCAAAAGAATTTTAACATGGAAAAGTACATAATAGTAATCGTAGCTTTATTTGTAACCGCAGGCACATTATCACTAGCTTATTTTATTGCAAAAGAAATGATAATATCAGCAGCATCTAAGAAACAGAAAAGAATAGAATTACCAACAGGTGTAGTATGTGTTCATGAGAAGAAGAAAGATGGAATTACACATGTAAGTGTAGAACAGAATGATAAAGAATTAGTGGATACAACTGATATACTTAAAGATATTACAGATAAATATGGTATTGATGTAATTGAAGATATTACAACTGATCCAACAGTACTATATCATGCAAAGTTTGAACTATCACCAGATCAACTAACTAACCTAAAGAATCATGGAAAGAGGTAATATAGTAGTAATCTGGTGTTAAAGAACCAAAGTTGAGTCAGGTATTGCGACAGCGTATAGGAAAGAAACAATACAATTGAGATCAGCTTTTTAAAGGATCAGGCATTTAGTGTGCTGGTCAAACATTAGGTAATGTCATGGTCAGCACAAACACCTCTAAGTGCTTGATCCTCATTATAAGAGTGATGATAAGACATTGAATTTTTAATATCTTAAGTGATGAATAAAAATACGCTGTAAAGCTATAAATGTCTTATTCTCTCTCTTTAAATAAAAATGTCTAAACAGTCGTAATCGTAATACATAACTTGTTTTTAGTGAGGAATCTCCGTTTAGACTCGGCAAAGGAGGTTAGTTTTCTTAAATTCTAGCCTTCCTTTGTTGTCCTCTTTATTTTTAAAAATAGAATTATGAGATTAACTAATCAACAGTTTAAAGAAGCATTAGAAAGAATCATACTGGGACTAAAGAAGAAGAATAAAGAACCAGTAGAAGACTATGAGTTAGAAGATAGAAGACACAAAGAATATCTAGAGAATGGACTAGATGAAGAGGTATGTAATACAGAACAATTAGAAGAAATACAAAAGTTTTTAGAAGATGAGACGATTTAAATTTATTGTTGTACAAAGTTTGGAGACAGACAAGAAAATTACATTGCTTAAAGTTATTCCAAAAGACACCGCCAGCTCCGAAGATAGAGCACGAGAATTTAACTACTATCAAATTATTCAAAATGGAAAGAAAATTAATTGACAACTTCATTAAAGAGTTTAAAGAATCTAAACAAGTAAGACGAACTACAGTGGGTGAATTAAAACGCTCATTTATTGACCCTGGGCACAAGGCACGACCAAGACTTGTGGTCTCTAAGGAGACTTTAAAGAACTCAGGCATACTCAAAAACAGAAAGAATATAAAGTAATAGATTTAAAACTATGATGATATTATGTTCTTTCTGTTTTTATATTCCGAAGGATGAAAATGAGTGACTCCCCAAGTCCACCGAAATGACTGATGACTGATGAAAAATTCATACCGTGTCTCACGGTATGGATTTTTAAGAAGGCAAAGGAATGGAGGCAGTCACGAAATTGAAATAGTTAATAGTAAAATAATAATATGGAGAATAAAAGAAATTTTAAAAAGAAGGATGACTTTAATAAAGTGTTTGATACATTTTATAAAGACATGATAACCAGCACAATAGAGGGGTTTAAAAAGTTAGAAGAATTTAACATGGACTCAATGCCAGTAACATGCGTGTTTTTAATGCCACCAAATTTTGATAAACATGATCATTATGCTATAATGCCACTACCAATTGCAGAATGCTTTACAGATGATGTAGGTAAAGATGTGGCTGAACAAATCATAATGAATGCTATAGAGAAGGGGAAACCCTCAGCAATGTTCTTTGCTACTGAAGCATATATGGCTCTTAATAATCCAGATGATAAATTGTTTAAAGAATTAGCAAGATCAAAGACTCTATCGCATGTGCCTTCAGAAAAAATGATGGATCATGAAAAGAAAGAATATATAAGACCATCTAAATTACCACCAAGTCATAGGTTAGAAATACTACAAATGTGTTGTGAATCGGAAGATAGAATAATACATAATGTTTATGAAATAGTTAATGATGATGAGAAACGATGGTTAAATAAAATTGATTCATTATCAACTGAATATACAAATGAAGAAGATTATAGTTTCAAAGGAAGGTTTATAGGTAAATTGTTTAATTGTAAAAATAAAAAAGAAAATGCCAGAGAATAAAAAAAGTAAAGTCGTAGAAGATAAAGTAATAAGGAAAAACGTAACATATCTAAAATGTCCTAAGTGTAAGATGAAAGAGGGACTAATTCATGATGAAAGAGATAACGAAGAATTATTTGAATTCTGTATGAGATGTGGATATTCTCAAAGAAATCTAGATATAGAAGGTAAAAGAGTTAATGAAGTAGTAGATCAAGGACAAGGAACATTTAGATACTCATTAATTACTGAAAAGAATGGATATCATATGGGTCCATTGATAAAATCAGATCTTACAAACTTCGAAACATTTGTAAACACTAATAGAAATGGGTTAACTATGGCTACAGTAACTATAAGAGAAAATAGAAAATGGGTAATAGTAAACTATTTTGGTGGAGAAAAAGGCTTTGATAAAATATCTAATAAATATGCAAGAGAAATAGATTTTATGCATGATGATAAAAATACTCAATTATATGCGAAGCCAATTATGACAGCAGTCAATAGAAAACAAAGAAGAGAATTGAAGAAAACGATCGCTAAAAATATAAAGAGAGATGCAAAAAGAAAAAAATAACTTCGAAGATAAAAACTATATAGCAACATATACTTCTGGAACTATGTCAGTCAAGCTGAATATACCTGGAAGAGAGATGAATGAGTATGGGTTAAAGAAATGCATTCATTATTATGCAAGAAAGTATAGTATAAAGAACTATAAATGCGTGGTTGATTTTAAGTCCAACGGATTCAATATCAAGATGAAAGGACCAAAGAAACCCGTCATCCTGGGTCCGAACGAAATTGAAAGCGAAAAATGATAGAGCAGCCTGGGCGTGGTTGACATTCAGAGCGAAGTCGAAGACGAGCGAAGAATTCAAGCACCTAAGGCAGCTTTTCATTTTGAAGCTGAAATGAGTGAGGGACGGGGAAATTTTTTAAAATATGAATGATCCAAATGATAATATAGAGTTCATTTGTCAATGCTGTGGTGACGAAAGAACAAAGTTATGGCAAGAAGCTAACAAAGAAACTGTCATCAAAGTAGGAGATATGGTAAAAGTAGGCATAGATGTAACTCCTGAATGGAACAAAGTAGTAGATGAAGTAGTTAAAGAACATATGTGGATAGAAATTACAAGAACCGAAGGAGATTTATACCAAGGAAAATTAAGAGTAGATCCAGTATTCTTAGATAAAGAATGGGGAGATCTATTAACATTTGATAGAAGAGATATTAGTCAAAGAATAAAAGAAGAAGATTGGGAACTTTATAAACTAAATCAAACAACATGGGAAAAAAACCAGAACCTGCCGAATTAATAAAAGTAAATGGCACAACAGAAACAGTTAAGCCTAGAAATGGCAAGAACTTTACACTAAATGAGTTATATAAATTACTAAATTGTAAAATGATAGAATTAGTAAAGACTCATGATGACAGAACTATGGTTATAGATGAAGAGGGAAAATTAAATGAGATGTCATGGATGATGACAAATGCTCATGCAACTATCATGTATAAATATGGAGCTGATGACCCTATAGTAGGCGATGCTTTAGTATGTGATAATAGACAAATTAAATGAAAAACGTAGCCACATTTAGATGGAATAAAAGAAAGAAAAGACCAGGTAAACATTCCAAAAATGCATCTAGATCTCAAAATGCATACAAAAAGAAATATAGAGGACAAGGTAGATAGGGAGGATCCGAATACTAGGGCAATCATGGTGCAGACTCGATGAGCCATGCATGCAAAAGGACCTCTTTCTTCTACCCTTTAAAATTAAAATAAAAATTATGCCATACGTTGAACAGGAAAATAAAATATACACCAAAATAAGAGGTGTCAGTATATCAAATGAGACCGGAGGCAGGCAGCAAATGTTAAAATTAATGTCTCAAAATCGACAAAATGTTAAATTAATATTCTTAAAAGGACTTCAAGTTTATGCACTATATAACAATCAAGAATGGAGCTTAGGAACATTAAAAGAAGACTATAGAGTATTGATATTCAATAACTTAGCTAAGATAATTGGATGGGAGATAACCGGAGGACATCGCCTGATGTTAGGAAGCAAAAGATTTTGTACAGCCAGGTTAGGAATTAATTTAGAAATCGAGTTACTTTCTCACTAAAATTTCGTAATATTGCTCTATGATACCAGTAAAGAATTTTATAAAGGTAGTTACAAGAAACGTATTTGTAATTGTATTACCTGAGCTATATGAATCAGAAGAAGATGCATATCCTACCATAAATATACATCAAACATACACCACTAACTTAAATAAAAAAGGATTTGATGGTGAAACTGAATTAATATATATAGAAGAATTATCCAATTGGTACCCCAAGTTTTTATTTCATATTACAGATATAATAAGAAAGAATTTTAAAGAAAAAGGTGAGAGATAAAGAACTAGAAGTAACACTCGGACCTGGAAGATCGGTAAGATTAAAGAAATGTGACAAGAAAGAATTTATGAAGTATTTTAATCTATTTCCGAAAGGAAACTCCAGCAAAACTTTTATGGAAATGAGATATCATGTAGCTTATCTACCTAATGAAGAAGACAAGCCATTAGAAGCTCAATATATATATGAGCAATGGGAAAGTTATCTAACAGAATGTTCAGATGAAAATAGAGAGAACAAGTTCATAAAGAGTATGTTATCCTGGATCAAAGCAAAGGATTATAATAATAAATATAATATCCAGGATATTAAAGATACATGGCTTGATAGATTAAAAAGAAATAAAGACGAAGACTATGAATTATGAAGCGAATATAATTAAAAACTGTTTTAAAAACAAGAATTGCTTCCTACACTGCTTCGAGAGAGTAAAAAATTCTGAAATATTTACAGATAATAGAACTAAATTATATTGGGAATGTTTTGTAAATATATATACGGAAAAAGAAGATATATGTTACAGTACAGTAGAAGATGTTTTATCATTCTCAAACAATGACGAGTTAATAGAGGACTTTAGGGAGTTAGTTACTACAGATTATGATGATGAGGATCAATGGAAATACCATTTATACTTCCTGGAAGAACAGTTTAAAAAGAAAGCTCTATTAAGAATATCTAAGAGTATCAATTCAAATTTAGGTGCGTATTCTGCAGATGAAGTGATTCATCAGATCAATAATCAATTGAGAAACTTAAGTTCGGATGATACTCCCTCACTAACATTTCAAAGTGCATTTAGAAATACTCTTGGTGTATTACAAGATTTACAAGAAGGTAATGTACGTCCAATGCTTGAGACAGGAAACTGTTTATTTGATAATGTAGTAGGGATCTCAAAAAGTAAATTAATAGTAGTAGCATCTCAAAAGAAAATAGGAAAATCAAGATGGATGGTAGACTTAATGGATAGAACTATTGAATACAATGAAAATGTAGCTATATTATGGTTTAGCTTAGAGATGCTTTCTGATGAAATGATACGTTGCTTCATCAGTAGACGATTTAAGGTCACAGACAACGCCTTACTAGGCAAAGGAGGAGGAATAGACCCAGGTACATTATCACAAATAGAGGGATCTATTGCTTTCTTTAATAATTACCCAATAGAATTTGTTGATAAACCAGTAGATATATATAATATTGTAGCTAAATTTGAACAATTCAAAGAGGTAAATGAAAATAAACATTGCATATGTGTAATAGATAATCTAGGATTAATTACACCTCATACCGAAGGCTTAGCGTTTGATGATGATGTCTCACGGTTATTAAAAGCATGTAGAGATAAAACAGAAGGAACAATATTTGTAGTTCATCACCTAACAAAGGAAAGCGAAGGGTATTTTAATAAAGAAAATGGATATCAACCTAAGTTATCACACATTAGGGGAAGCAGCAGAATAGTTGACTTTGCAAATCAAGTATTATTATTGCATAGACCAGACAATTATAATGATTTAATGGATGAAGCAAAGAAGAATGGTACATATGACGAACTAAAACAAATGTTTATGGTAGATGTAGCTGCAAATAGATCAGGACCAACCGAAATAATAGTAATGAATCATGATATAAAATATTGCTATTTCGAAGAAAGACAATAATGTTTAAAAAGAAAAAAGTAAAAGATTTTGAAAAAGATCTAGCTAAAAAATATGGACTTAGTATAAAACAAGTCCATCAGATCCTAATGTTAGGAATGAATAACATAATGGAGATGATAAAGAAAGGAGAAGATATAAGAATACCAAAGTTCGGTAACATTTATTTCAATAAACAAGCATTCGTAAATTATTTAATAACTAAAATTAGAAAGAAATGAGAGGAAAATTTAGAGAAGTAAACAAAGAAGCCCAAAATTGGGCAAGAAAGGCAATTATGAGAATAATTATGAAGTTAGATCAAGTTGATGAAAAGACTGAAAAAACAGAGAGAATATTAGCAATGCTTGCTCTCTTCGGATGCATTATTGAAATGAACTTAGAAAAACTAGCAATGAATGAAATGAGACAAGTATATGATGCTGTAGACTCATTTAAAAGAAATGTTGCAAATGCCGCACCTGAACACCGTATCCTTGAAACAGTTATAGACAGATTAAGATTCAAAGACGAGCAACTTGCACGAGATTTTATGGATATGCATACATCGGAAAGAGGATTTGGTTACATGATGGATACCATAGAAACCTTCCCTCTGAATGATAATGTAAGAATACATGCAGAAGGATTTGAAATAAGCAAAGATTGCGATGAAGATGATCTAATTGATTATTTAGTAGACGTATTTGAAAAGGCTACAGAAAAATGGAGAATGAATAAATTAATTAATCAAGATGATAATTTAAATTAATGGCAAGGACAATATTAGTCTTAGGACAATCAGGTAGAGGCAAATCAACAAGCCTCAGAAATTTAGATCCAGCACATGTAGCTATTCTAAATACAGAAAGAAAAAAATTACCATTTAAAGCAGCTAATCTATTTAAAATGGAAGTGAGACCAACAACAGTAAAAGAAACGTTGAATACTTTAGATAAAATGGCAAAAGGAACTAACTGTAAAATAGTTGTTATAGATAGTTTCTCTGCATTCACTGATACATTATTAGCAGAAGCTAGAATAATTAAGTCAGGATGGGATGTATGGTCATATTATAATGAAACACTATATAAATTCTTTGATTCAGTAAAGAAAATAAATGATTCAGGTAAACACTGCATAGTCATTGGGCATGAAGAAATATTAGAAGGACCCGATGGAGGAGATAGAGTAGTATCATTAAAGGTGAAAGGAAAGGAATGGTCAGGAGTTATAGAAAAAGAATTTGACATTGTATTACATTCATTTTCAAAAGTCTTATCACCTACAGAAGTGCAGTATAAGTTTAGAACTCAGACAGATGGAGTAGTTCCAGCTAAATCTCCTATGGGAATGTTTGAAGATATAGTTATAGATAATGATATGGAAATAGTCATTAATAGTATAGAGGATTATGATGCGTAAATTTCCAAAAGATAATGATGGAAACTCTTTGACAATTAAAGAAAATAATGTATTTTTGAACCTAAAAAGGGATAAATATCCCAGACGAATAGGACAAATTCTTAACCATTCTAATGGAAAAATAAGTTACTTTAAAGACGAAGAAGAAATTCATATCTATAGAAAAGCAAATGCATGGTCTATACCATATACATTAGCTAAAGCACTAAGCGGATCAATAAATATTCGCACAGAAAAGGGAATTTATAGAATCACTGCTAAAGACGCTCTAGAACACGGATCGTTTCTTCACTTTAAAACACAAGGTATTGAAAAGAAAATATATATACCTATTGAAAAATTTACTTTCGAGAAGAAAGTATATGATGGATTTTAAACACAATTATTAATTATTAAAAAATGAAAAAATTATGGGATTATTTAATTCAGATTTGATCAAAAAGACGGTAAAAAACGTCCAAGAAAGGGGAGGCTATAAAGCAAAACTCCCAATTGTACCGGCTGGAAAGCAGGTATTAACATTATCTAATGTAGAGCATAAGGATTCCAAAAAAGATGGAATGCCTATGGTTATTATTCAAATGACTTTATCAGATGAATACAGACCAGTAAGTGCTGCATTTAAAATGGATGGCAATGGAAGCGAAATTGCTAAAGAAAGATTCGTTGAATTCTTATTTAAAGGATATAAATATACCTTACAAGAATGCAATGATATTAATGATGTCATAAACCAAGTTAAACAATTTCTTGGGCAGGATCTGCAAGTTGCTGTTAGACATAGACAATCTCTATACTCTTTTACAGACAAGGATGGAATAGATAGAATGAAAGTTGTTGATCAGCCTGAATTCTGGTACTGCGGAGCTATTGATGATGATAGTTTTTCTGTTAAACCAGATAAACTCATCCGTGAATTAACCGATGATGAGAAAGATAAATTATTAAAGTTTGAAGAATTAAATGGATCAGTCGTGACAGAAAAGAAAGCTGAAGATCATGATAATAGTCCAACTGATTCAGAAGACGAAGAAGACGATCTTCCGTTCTAGATATGATTTTAAGAACCATTAAAACAAATCTCTTAGCAAAGGACGAATTGTTCAGAATGTTGGCAGTTGCAGAAGCAATTAAAATGCCAATCTTATTACTAGGAGAACCTGGAGTAGGCAAAACCCAGGCTCTTTTAGATTATGCATCCGCTATGTTTGATCACGATAGAGTGCGAGTTAGAGCAAAATCATTTATTATCGAAACAGACGAAGGTACAAGAACTTCTCAAATATCAGGAAGAGTAGATATGAAGAAGCTACTAGAAGACAAAGAATATGTAATCGATGCACCAATTGCAGATGCAGAGTATATTCTTATTAATGAAGTAGATAAAGGATCCTCAGGGATAAGAAATACTTTGTTATCAGTTATGAGGGAAAAAGCTCTATTCTATGGAGGTGAAATTAAAAAATGTCATTGGAAGTTATTTGCAGCCAGCTGTAATGAAATTCCAGAGGATGAAAAAGATTCACCATTTTGGGATAGATTTGTAGCTGTACACAAAGTAGAAAGAATTGGAGCAGATAAAATAAATGACATGTGGAAAGGACTTTACGACCAAAAAGGAAAGTCGCTTCTTAAAATTAATGTTCCTCAGATACAAGATTTCGCTAACTGTAAAATTAACGAAGGATTATTAAATAAATTTGTAGAAATTATTTATGAAAATGTATCAGATAGAACATTAGCTCATATTCCAAAATTAGTTAAAGGAATTAAACTTGTGTTCAAATGCCCTGATGCTCAAGCAATTATGAAAGCTGCCACTATGGTATGTCCAGACTGTATAACTGAAGTATCTAATTCATTAGAACATCCAACGGTATTAGAATTTAATTCTCTTTACAAGGATTTAGAGTGCATGGATGAAGATACAGATCCTGAAGTTTTATTAGAGAGCGTTAAAGAATTAGAAGCAAAAGAAGCAGCTGTTCAAATGTCTAATGAAGTCGATGATGAAACTAAAGAGACCACATCTCATTTCTTAAAAATAATTATGCAAAATGAAACTATTGGTAAAGCACTTCTATCTATTAAAGAAGCTAATGAGGAAATAAGAAAGGAAGAAGATGAAAGAAATGAAGCTATTGAGACAATAAAGAATCTTGATTGTGGAGAAGATCCTGCAATAACTCCTCATTCAGATGAATACAAAAAGCGACTTGACGAGTCAGAAGAAAATACAAACCTCGACTTTTAATGCGTAATTCAACGAATGTAGTACCGGGCATATATACTAAGGTAGATATTACTCAACCAGATCTACCTTGGTATATAGAGTCCAAATTAGTAGCGAACTTACAAAGTCGCAAAGATATAGGTAAATCCGTACCTGATTTTATGATTAGAGACATATTTAAATATTACTTCAATGTAGAGTTAAGATATGTTATACCTCCATCTATGATGTGGTGGCAAAAAATATTAGCAGGCTCAGGAAATTACTTATTGAAAACAATAACTGAAGGTAGATTAGGCTATAGTTATTTAGCAACACTTCATATTCTTAGAAGTTTATCCGCAACGTTAAAGAAAACTAGAGGATGGAAATCATTAAACAATAAAAGAAATAATGAAATCAAGAGAATGGTTAAGTGGATGAAACAACTGCAAAGAGCTAAGGATTTAGATAATAAAAGAAAAGCTAAAGGACTTAAACCAATTCATATAGCTAAACTAGCTCCTAAGCCTGATCAAAATGTTTTAAATAGTGAAGAATATCAAGAATTCTTAAAAAGTATTAAGTCTGCACTTAAGGAAGGTACCACTGAAGCTCAAGAACAAATTGGAAAATTACAACAAGTTGAGGGGATGGAAGGTGGTCAAAATAGTGCTGGAGATTATTCACCAGAAGACATTGATAGATATATTGATTCAGGTAAATTAGACGCAGGATTTCCTTTAAAGCAATTAGAATCTTTTATTAAACAATCTATTAGAAGATTTAAACATAGTAGCGTAGGTAAGCAAGTGAAAAAGGAAGAGAGTATATTTGAAGCTGAAGAAATTTTAGACATTACAAGCTATGAAGACTTTTCACATGTTGCATTGATAATGAACGCAATGGCTGATTCAATTTATAAGAATTTCTATTTCAACTTATATATTGATATTAGCGGATCAATGGATAGTAATACTGTAGATGCTTCAGTTTGGAATGGTGGTGGTTATCACCACCATCACCGATCAGGTAATCAAGGTGCTGCTTCATGTCTGCAATTAGCAAAAGCTCTTGCAAGAAAATTTATTTCAATGAATATGGTAAAAACAGCTTATGTATTTAATAATAGAATTACTCCCGTTAAACCTAATGACATTAACATGATTCGTGTGGCTGGAGGAACTGACATAGATAAGGTTATGAGACATGCAAAGGACGCAGGATTACCCGCATTAATCATAACTGATTGTGAAGACTCATGGGATACATATAACGATCATTCATTTATATTGAGTGTAAGTCAAAGTATATCCGCTTGTGATGCTTTAAAGAAATCTATTAGAATGAAAAATGTAAGCTGTTATTATAATGGGAATTTAGCAACTCCAAAACAATTAAATGAAAGGGAATCAAAATTACTTGATGATTATATATATAGCTATGTCGATGATAATTTTAGCCATCCTGCATATATAAGTGATGGAATGCAATTTGTACAAAATAACACAGAAGATGAATAAAAAAAACGTAAACAAACTAGGAAAATTTTCTAAAAAAGACCTCGAAGATGCTGAAAACTTCGAAAAATCCGTAAAAGGAGAAGACAGTAAAGTTCAAATACCAAAACGACTGAATGATGATTCGTTTCTATCCGATGATGTACATAACTTTAATGAATCTACTTATGATAAGATTAATCATAAAGAAAATCAGTTAAACTTATTTAGTGATGAATTAGATATGGGTGATAGTAGTGATTTTATTGAAAAAATAGGAATTGCTATGGCTCATGATCTATGGGAAATAGATATTGCATTAGAAGTTCACGGAGAATTAGACAGAACAGGACAATTCACTGTATATGGAAAAAGATGCTCTATAAGTGGTGAATTAACTGAGTTAATCATTAAGCTTAATGAATGATCTTAAAAAGAAAATCCTTAACAGGGTGAGACCTATAGATATTTTCAATCGATATATTGACGAAGATATCAGATTTGGAAAGTCTATAAAGTCTCCCCTAAGGGTTGATAAAAATCCTTCTTTTAATATTTACAGAAATGAAACTGGTAACGTTTATTACAAGGATTTTGCGGGGGATAGAGGAGATTGTTTTGAATTCGTCATGCAATTATTTGGATGTGACTTTAAAACTGCATTAGAAATTGTCGCTAATGACTTTAATGTATTAGATTTTGATGATTTTACAATGCCAGAAAAGAAAATTAAGATCCCTAAACTATATATCAAGAAAAGAAAGAAGATTGAATATTTAGCAAGAGATTTCAGACAGCATGAATTACTATATTGGATGCAATTTGGAATACATAAATCATATCTAGAAGAGTATAAAGTAAAAGCAATAGAATGGTTTAAAATAGGAGGATTTACATTTCAATCAACAAGTACTGATCCTATATTTGCATATATTTATGATGATGATGGTGTAAAGTTATATAGACCTCTTACTGCAAATAAAAAATATAAATTTGTATGTAACACTAAGAGCACAGATATATTTGGTATCAATCAAATAACAGAAAAACAAGAGATTGTTATAATTTGTGCAGGACAAAAAGATGTATTATCTTTATATTCCAACACTGGTATCAGAGGAATTGCCTTAAGTTCAGAAAAAGCAGTATATTATGAAGATTTACATTTAAAATTGTTAACTTTGTCAACTGAAATAGCTATATGTTACGACATAGATAAGACTGGGCAAGAGGCAGAAGACGCTATAAGTAAAGAATATGGCATAAGAAAAATAAAACTAAGTGAATTAGATTTTGAAGGGAAAGATATATCAGATTTCTTTAAAGACACATCCACTGGTACAAGAGAATTATTAATAAAAATATACAATTATGATAATAAGAACACAGGTAGTATACAGAGATCCAAGAACAGCACAGAAGATAGGTAGAGAAATAGATGAAAAAGAAGAACTACTATTGGATTTAAACAAAGTAGAAGCTATATGTAAATTTACAGAAGAGGAAACCGTAGTATTTATAGGCGGAAGAGATATAACTATAACAGAAAGTTATGGAATGTTATGTCATGAATGGTGTAAACTTATAGGATGTAAGCCCATTGAACTGTAATGTATAAAATTTCACAAACCTTAATTAAGTTATTTAAACAAGACTACTGCCCAACATATATTAAAGAAGTATACATAGATAAAAATTATGCTTCTAAACCTTCCATAGCTATGCTCCGTGGATTATACTTTGAAACACAAGTAATTGGAAGTGGAGCTCATGGTCAATCTGTTAATAATTTACCTTTATTAAAAAACGGAACTAAAAGTGCATCTCATCAAAGAGTCGATAAACAAGTAAGAGACTTTCAAAAAACATTAGGTCTTCATAATATGGTAATATTAGATACACAGACAGTATTAACATATAAGTTTGATGATAATCTTGAATTAAATGGCACATTAGATTGTCTAGCATCTCTACATGATGATGTATTAGGAGATGTAGATAAGGCTATTGTTGACATTAAATTGACTAGTAGTATTTATAAAGAATTTGGAGATTGGTCTTGGCATTTTCCACATAATATGGATCATACGCAAGCTGTAATGTATACATATTTATATGAACAAATGACAGGAGAACAGCTACCATTTTATTACTTAGTATTTGATTACGCTCCAAATCCCTCTTACAAAATTATAAGAAAGGAAATAACAAATATGGATAAAGCGGAATTAGATGAATCTATAAGAAGAACTTTAGATAAAATACTTTATCATGAGAAAAATGATTGGGGTTATAATCCTTCTTATTCAAACTGTAAATTATGTCCGATGAATCAAACGTGTCCAGAGTACACGAAAGCGAAGAAAGTAGAGGTAATTTAATATGTGAATATACTATTTGGTTAGCTGAAATAACTATAGCTAAAAGAATGAGAAATGGAAAATATGAACCTAATGGTCATCATACCATGGTAATTGTAAAAGGTAGTGATGATAGAATTAAATCTTGCGGTCTAGTCTTAGCTAGATTATGTAAAGACTTAAATTACAAAAGAAAGCAATTTGAATCGAAGATAGTAAAGATATTAGATATAAATAAATATCAAAGATGTGGAAAATCAAGATGCTTAAATTAAATAGTCGGATGGAAATAAACATGGATAGGCATGCCTGCTGCGTACCCGACTAACGGATTAATCGAACCGTGTTTTTATACGCAGCGGGAGTTAAAGAACGCATGTTATGGGGGGGTCCTATCGCCTCGCCTATAACACTTTAATTATGAATATATTAACTATAGATTTAGATTTTATTATGTCACCATGTATTGATTTATACAATACAGAAACTGTATATTATGTACCAGGTGAAATGAGCTGGATGGCTAACAACGTTAATGAAAGAGATGTTAAAATATCTAAAAAAAATTTAAAATATATTTCTAATGTCATCAAAGAGTCAATAAATTTTCTTAAATTTGAACAAATTTCTTTTACAATTTCACACGATGGTATCTTATACCCATTAGAAGTGTTAGCAAATGAAAAAAATCCATTTAATATAATAAATATAGATCATCATCATGATATATTTTATTCTCACCAAGATATAGGGACTATAGAATACTTAAATATGGCTACTCCATCAGCATGGATATTATACTTAGATAAATATAGATTGATAAAAGAATATACTTGGATAGCAAATAAAAACTCTTATGAATTTAAAGAAATAGATATTACTAGTAGACCTAGAAATTTTAATTTTGCAATGAATACTAAAAATCCCACAATTGATTTAGAAAATATAGAACATTTAAATATAACAATGTCACCACAATGGTTGCATCCATTATTCTATAAATTATTTTGGGATTTTGTTAACTTAATACAAAATTATTATAAAAAAGAAGTAAAAATTATAAACCAGGCATATTGTGCCAAAACAATAATAAAATGAAAGAAATAGATGAAATGTTAAACAGGTGGATACAGAATTCAAACATAAGAAAAGAATTAAGAGATTTAATAATAAAAGAAATTAATAGAAACGAAGGAGGTACGTTAACAGGTGCCTTGTCACAAGATACAGGACCAAGGTCATGAAAAGAAGATATAATAATATAAGTGAATTAGATGATAATAAAATTAAGAAAATAATGGATTATTATTATCAAACTGGAGATACTATTCATAATATAGGTGAGAAATTTAACTTTAATAAATCCACTATAAGTAAAATCATTGGAAAAGAGCTAACAAAAAGATTTAATGAAAAACATAAAAGATAACTATAATTTTCTTATATTTGCAAGATGGATACACCTTCAAGATTAAAGCAGAAATGCGAAGAGATCAGAGACTTACTACTGCAGAAAAATAGAAACTACGGAGATTCAGCTCTTAAACCAGCGGGAATATTTTCAAAACAAATTCCTATTGATAGCCTATGTAGTAGAATAGATGATAAACTTATGCGTATAAAGAATAACCCTGCAGGAGTTAGAGACCCATCGATTAAAGATACAATAAAAGATCTAGCAGGTTATTTAATCTTATTAGATATAGCACTCGATGATTATGAAAAAAAATTAGAAACATAATATGCCAAACGTACCTGATGATATAGCGGAACTATTAGGATCCCTGTCTTCTGGAGGAATAGTTGCAAACACGACAACCGGAATGACTCTTAGAGAACATGTCTGGATTGAATGTCTTAAAGCTATTCTTATAGCAAATCCTAAACAAAATAGTTTAGATGCTGATAATCCTGAACAAAGACAAATAACTATCCGTCAAAATATTATGTTAGCTTGTACATATGCTACATGGTGGTTTAACTCAAAATATTATTTTGACAATTGTATTAATCCTGGCTTATTAATTAATGGAGATCAGCAGGAACTAGCAGAAATGCAAGAAACTTATCCTGGATACCCTATAAACAATACGATTGTTGAAGAAGACATGGGCATTATGACTCCCTTCTTTGAATGGGGATATATTGATTGTGTTGATAAATTTGCTGTAACGGTAAATTTAGATGATAATGCAGGATACGGATGTGGATGGGATTTTTGTGAAATAGAATTGGCTTATAGAGAATTTCCTGGTGCTTGGCAAAGTGGAGTAGTTTACAATAAAATAGATATATATCAACCAAATCAATCTGTTTATATGCCTACATGGACTAATATTGGCGATGCAACTTCAGGTTATGATGATCCAAATATGGGAACTGGTCCTTTTACTGCTTATCCATCAGAAACAGATAGAGATAATGATACAAATGGAACAATAATGTGTCCTAATTTGCGTGGAATGAGTACAGAAGATGGAACTTCATGGCGATTGTATCCCTGGTTCTACAGTTCAGCTGGATGTGATACATGGAGTGGTGGTGCAACTCTTGGTTCTTTTGGAGGGATTGATCCTCTTTCGATAATGCAAGTACGAGTTAGAGTTAAATGTGATTGTGATGGAGCATTTGGAGCTTGGACAACATATTCTATGATTTCTCCACCAACACCGGCTGCTGCTACATCTTCAACATCAAGAATGGCATGGACTCCATTAGAATTTGGTGCTGATTTAGCATTATGGTTAGATTCACAAGTAGGAATTACAAAAGACGCTTCAGATAGAGTTACTAGTTGGCTTAGTAGAGACGCTTCTTTAACAGAATTCACACAAGCTTCAGCAACTAGACAGCCTTTATGGACTAATACGCATATATATGGCGTTAATGATAATATGCAAGCTGCAGGAGGAGGAATATCATTAGGGTCTAGCGGTATGGGGCATAGCATAACATTTAGAGGATTTTTCGAAGGACTAACAACCTCAACAAATTTAACTATGTGTTCACATACAACTGCATCTTCTGCATTTTTTAGATTACACGGTAAAAATAGATGTGATTATAAAGCAGAAGGAGCAACTGATTATTTAGGATTAGACACCCCCGCAGAGCTTGCAGAAGATACACTTTATACAATTACAATATGTGTTAGTCCCGCATTTATAGCTACATTATATATTGATGGTGTAGCACAAGTAGATCAAGACCCTGTTCTGCCTGTATTTATATTAGATGAAGTAATGGCTAAGAACGGAACTGCAAATCCATTAACAGGAGGTATGTCTCATATGGTAGCTACATATAAGGAGCTAGATGCAGCAGAGGTGCTACAATTACACGAATATTTAGAGGCTTTATACTAACGAAACAGTATAATAATCCTAAATACAGTAAGATGAATGTTTAATTCAAGAAATGGATGTTCTTCATCAGGATTATAATGATTAATCCCTATTAAAATTCCTTGGTTCCATGCTAAAGCAAATCCCATAATTTATTTATTTAAAAGTAATGTACAAAACGAGCAACTTGACCACTATTTTTATCATGTAAGAATCCTTCTACAGCCTTAGGTATACCAGTAAAACCTTTTCTGCTATGCCAGCTGTCTGTTCCTGATGGAGATCTCATGTATTCTATAGTAACGCCTATATAATCTTTAGCATCCCTCCATTTATGTTTAATTTTATGATGGATATGATGTAAGTACCAATATCTATGTTTGGTACTTGCCCACTCTTTTGGCTTTTCTTGAGCCATTAACAACGGAAGCGAATCTAATTTCGCACCGTCCCCATGCTCTAATCCGATAAGGTTTTCACCATATCGATAATACTTCCTATGAGCAACTCCACAATCAACACTAACATCTTTAGTGTTCCTAAACCAAGCCTTCAACGCATGTGCTAAGTGAAATCCACTTTGATAGTCATGATTACTCATGCTATGCACACAGTCAACCGGAGCAATTTCCCTTAACATTTCTACACACAAAACATACACGTCCAAAGCGACTTGATAATGTTCCCACCACTTACCATCTACATCTTGATGTGTTCCTTTAGTAGTAGTATTGTATACATTATCGATATGTAAAATATCGTTTCCTATACAAAATAGTATTCTATCTATGGTAAACCCCTCAGACTTATTAATAATGCCCTGAACGCCTTCTAAAACACGTTCTACGGCAATCTCCTTATTATAACCCTCTCCAGTCTCATGTTCATGAGCATATTTCCCTATATGTATATCAGCAGGATTAATAACAAGTAAATGATCACCTTGTGTATATTTTATTTTTTTATAAACGGGTGCACGTTCTTCTATTAATTTAAGAACATCGTCATATATTTTTAACTGATCAGGTTGATTTTCTTTTGTAACTATAGAGAATCTTAATTCTCCATTAAAATTTTGCCAGTGTTTAATACTAACAATATCTTTTTTTTCTATTCCTCGTTCTTTTAAGTGTATTTCTAAAGCAGTATTTCCATTAAAATTCTCTAACTGCTCACCTCTATGTTCATATACCATATTTAACTCTTCAGGAGAGAGTCTAATTCTTTTGTTAGCCATTTTATTTTTTCTTTTAGTTCTTTAATTCTTTTTTTTAAAATCTGCTCATTAGATAGATTTCTTTCTGTATCGTAGTAATATTTACTATGGCATTGCGGGTCTGGACAAGACTCCATTAGTATATGATCCAGTATCTTTTGCTCCATTTTTTATATAATTAAAATTTAAAATTACTCGTGTCCTAAGCAATCCTCCTGCCCAAGTGCAATTTGTACCTAAATGATTCATCCACGAAGGAAACTCAACAAATCTATTAGCCTTACTTTCTATTTTGTCTCCACTTTCAAACATAGTATAACCATCACTGTCATTTAAATAAAGAACAGCAGTTGTTTGACCGGGAAGAGCTACACCGCAATCAATATGCCAGTCATGCTCTTTTAATTTTGATTGTCTAGGATGTAGATTTGCTTTAATACGAATTAAAGCTTCTATTTCAGGGTCAATCTTTTTTAATATTGGGAAAATATGTCGATAGGAATCATTTACAGGGTGATGATTACAATATATCATATGTACAAATTGATAATCTTTAGTAGTCTTTTCGTCTTCTAATCCAGAAGTCCCATTCATATATTCCCAATGAAAATATTTAACTTCCTCTTCAAGATTTTTAAATTCTTCTATTGATAAAAAATCGTCCTGGAGTGTTACTTCTGGGAGGATTTCTATTTTATTAGAGGTACTCATCAAATGTTCCCTTTTTTGCTTCTCTTACAAGCATCTTAAATTGTTCTTTTTCCCAGGAAGAATACCCTTCTTTTTCCCCTCCTAAGATAACTTTATCTAATTTTTGATGTATATTTACACGGGGACATTTTTTCTTCCCACAACACATTACTAGATCTAAACTTAATTTTTCTTCATTTATTTTCATATTTTTTTTTTACAAATATACTACTTTTTTAGACACAAGCAGCTAAAGCGGCACCTTTATATTGTATAAATGCTACAATTACAGATTCAGGTCTATTATCAAAAGATTGAGTAGCCGGAGAAACACCAACAGGAGTTGCTTGTGCATTAATACTAGACATATCAAGAGTATGTGAATGTGCACCATCTGCACCTCCATACCATCCTGAAGATCTATGTGTACCAATATCGTATCCACCTCCTCTATGACCATTACCCTTTCTAATATCATGTTTATGAGCTCCACTATTAGTAGTAGAAGCAGTTCCACTAAATGTTACAACATGAGAGTGGGCTCTAAGTGCACATTGGTGTTCAGTTAATAATACATCATGATTACCCAAGGTACCACCAATAGGACTATAAACATTACCATCAAAGCCTATAGGATATTTCCCTCTCAGATCTATAGTTCCGTTATTACCATCGCACAAATACCAGTCTGTATACTGACCTGATCCTAATTGAGATGTATTACCAGCAAATAGTCTAATTTCATCTACGAGAAATGGCGTAACTCGTATATCTATTTCACACGGATCTGTGGTAGTAGGCTCAATTTCTACAAAACATGGAGTAGTTGTAGTAAATGCTTCACTTAAACATACTGCTGTAGTATCAGTACAACAAACAGTAACTTGTCCAGGGGGAACAACAACACCATCACAGTTAAAAACTGAAGTAGCATCAAATGTTACAATAGCTTCACATCCTGGACCTGCCTGAATAACGCCTAATGGAGATGGATTATCACAAGTGTCTAAATTTGCAGCTGAAACGACCATGGTATTTTCTAATTCAAAGTCTTTTGCTGTACCATCACAGCAATTACGAGGATTAATGACCTCTGTTACAGCTATCCCACATGATCCATCCATTGGATAGACATTAGGTAATTGATGAGGAATTACTGCTTTAGTAAAACCATTACTATCAGGAGTGCTATCTCTAGCCTCTGATTGAGGATCCTTAGCACAGACTACAAATCCCTGCTCTTCTTTTTTTGCAGTATCTCTACAATCACTAATAAATCCTACTGACTGAAATAATTCCAAAAAGGTAGTCTCAGTTGGTTTATCATACTGTAAGAACCTTACACCAGGGGTTCCAGTATTGATAAAGAAATAACCTCTGCTATGTCTGTCAGAAGCATTAAATTGTGGTGTTTGATTACAAGTTGCCATTTTTTATTATTTTAATTATTGAACTATAAATACATTTAAAACTGCAGGATCAGCACACTGATCTACAGGTTGAGCTAAACACTCTTCTATACACATTTCACTTATACCGTCATTAGGATCTGTTGTGCCAGTAATCTCCCATGAAGTTATTTCATAATTTATTCCGCCTACTAAGTCTCCATCTGCTCGACTCATTGCATCACTATATACTCCAGGACATTCAAGTAATGGTTGGATGTCAACGCCTTTACATTTGAAGTAATCATATATACATGTTTTTTTATCATCATTTATACCATCTCCATCATAATCATATCCTAATAATCCATAACCACCTAAGACAGTTACTACAGATATTTCAGGTACATCACATAAAGTAGCGTTAACTGTACCAGTGGTACCAGCTATATAATCATTCCAGAGAGCTATAACTAATGCTGATTGTTGTGCCCAATATGTTTCAAAATCCATTATTAACATATATGTCCATAAATGAACAAAATCATTAACAGTTTCATATTTACATGTCTTGCCCGTAAAAGCAGATTCTCCTTCTCCAGTATTAATTAGATTATATAAAAGATTATCCATCTGATCAATAAAGCAAGTATTGCCAACAGGTCTTCCGCAACAACTTAATGTGTCTGCTCCAAACAATCCTGCTTGTGACCAAATATTATCTACTATATCCCAGCCAGTTCCCCCACCAGTAGTACCTCCTCCACCAAGCGTTGGATCGGGTATTATTTGACCATTTTGCCCTTCTTCACACGGACAATCAGGAGTACATTCACAACATTTAAGAGGAACACACATTTCTGCTTCTCCATGACAGCAAAATTCTTCTTCTTCATTAACTGGTTCACAGTCTAACATTTCCCAAGATCCAGCTACTACTTTACTGATTGCCCATTTTACAGTTACGCAATCTATTCCCTCTCCACCTGGTGGACTTACATCACACTCAGGTGAATTTAAACAAGCGAACTCATTTGGATATGCACCACTTAAATCGTTATATTTAACACATGATCCATCAATACAATCCCAACTTTCCATCACTCCCACAACACAAGCTGCATCACAAGCGGCTTGAGTTTGATAAAATGGAGGAAGAGGCGTGCCTGCACCTGCTGGTACTGAATTACAAGTACCATTATCACATTCCCACCAATCTAGACTAAAAGTACATCCTTCATACTTTGTACGCCAACCCTCAGTAGGTCCAGTGCCCTGTATAGATGTAACTTCCCATGCTGTTTTTTGACCAATATTAGGACCTCCAGTACAGCAATTAGATAAGAATCTATCTCCAATTTGTGGTGTAGTACAAAGTCCAGTAGCTGGATCACAAAATTCTATATAGAATTGATCAGTATGCGGTCCGGATATCGCTCCAGCAAACTGAAAAGGATCACATATTTCAGCTGTAACTTTAGCTCCTATAAGAGTACATCCATTTGACCATGCGGGTGCCATTCCAGTAAATGGTAAAACAGCTTGGCAAGGACTATTCCCTATTTGAGGAATTGGCTGTGCTGGAGGAACTGGCATCCCTCCTGAATTAATAGTAGGCACAACAGTTGTTGCAGGTGGTGCCCATATATTTGGATATGCATTTATTAAAGCTAGAGGAGTAGGGTTTATAAGAGTATTGTATACTTCTCCATATAAAGTAAACATATTCCAATATGAACCACCAAAATAAGTTTCAGGGTGACAATTTAAATTATTTCCACAATTACCATCATACCATGAATTATAATAAACAGTTGATGGGATACTTTGACCTGGAGATAAAACATAATTAATATAACTATGACCTAAAGTTGCAGCATCCTTTAATACAAAAGTACTATCTGAAATTCCTGTAGAAGTTTGAAAGTCAGAAGTATCAGTATTTTCAGTATAAGTAGCACCAGGATCAAAATACCAAGTACAATTATTATTATCTTCAAGCCATATGTGAACTAATATATCTTCAGTTTCTGTAATTGGATTTGATATATTAATAGAATTCCACGCCTGATGATTTGAAACTCCTAAATGCTGAGTATATAAATCTTCCGTAGTTATATGACATATAGGTACTGGTAAATTTGGACTCTCAGTATCTATGCAATTAGCAGTCCAATTAGCGAATGAATCAGTTTTTATTATTACATCTTCAAAATAATAAAAATTAGAACAATCAACTATAGAAGGAGAGTTTCTGCCATCATACACAACAGCTAAATCTTCACTACAAGCAATAGGAGGGTCAGGTAACATAGCAGTTATTGCTATTTCCTCTGTACAGCATTCATAATTTTCTTCTAATGCGACACATGTTACATCAACTGTAAATAAAGGAAGAATTCCTGAAATAAACATATCATAAGGTCCTGTACCATTCCATACTGTAGCAGCCGTAGGTGAAAACATTACGTCAACTCTTATATAAAGATAATCCTGACCAAGATAAGCAGCTTGAGTGCCTAAATCTAAAGGAATACATCCTGTTCCGCTACTATATAACCATGTGAAAGATCCATTTAAAGCATCTAGCTTAATCCCAGCGTTTTCATTTCCTGGACAATCCATACACCCATACACATGAGAATTAAAATAAGTTCCTCCAAAGTAAATAAAATCCTCTCCATAACATGCACAACCATAATCACAGGCAAGTCCTAAAGCATCTTGAGCAACTCCATCTATTATAACCTTTTGAGTATCCAGACATTTATCGAACTTATAGAAAAGAGCTTTAGTTACAGATGTATTAGTACCAACTTGACCAAAAGATAAAGGATTAGCTAGATCTACCACTTGAGTTGGTTCATCTACACCATCTACTTCAGTTGGTGAAAAAGTAACCATCCCTAACCAATTGTCCATATCTACACCGGGACCACCACCTGTATTTCTACATGCAGCACATGTACCTTGACCACCTTGCTCAGCAGTTTGTTGTATACTTATTAAAGATCTTTCTAAATTAGATCTTTCATAACCACCTAATGGTAAAGTTCCTCCTTGTGCTACACCAAAACGATCATAGTAATCTGTTTTTAATTGAGCAAGTGTATTAGGAGCTCCAGTTGTCCATGGATAAACTAAATGAAAAGAACAAAGAGTAGCTGTAGAAGTTGTAGATCCATCTTGAAATGCTTCTATATGTACTACTGCATGATTATTTATTCCGCCAGTAGGATAAGTTATTTGTTCTTTTAAATAAAATGGAGGTCCTTGTGCTCCGCCTGGAACTATAGGGAAATTAGATGGATGAGTTGTAACATCATATGTATAAGCATTACCGTTTGAATCCCATGCGTCTATTGATACTACTGAATATTCTATAGACCCACCATTGTCAGTTAATTCTATTTTAAATGGCTCATTGTGAAATACTTTAGAGGTATTATATAATTTAAACGAATAGCTTGTTACAGTGTCAACCGCTAAAGCAGCACCGGGCATATGCATATAAGAATTAAAATCAGTAGTCGAAGTATTAGGAATACCAATTCTAGTTACATTTCCTATTTTATTTTGTGTAGTATTCCATGGAGAAACTGCACCATTATTACCTACTCCAGGAGTTCCAAAAGCATTAACACATGGAAATGAACCAGTACCACTAAAATTTTGTGTAGCAAATACTGTATTAACGCCAGCACATGAAGTAGCAACTGCTAGTCCATTTTGTTTAGCTTCAGGAGATTGAGTAACCAATCCCCATACAAAATGCATAGCCGATGAATATCTTTCATCTATACTATATGGATTACCAAAAGAAGTTAACCCCCATGGTGATGTTGAAACTTGTTGCCCAGGCTCCATCATTGGTATATAATAAGGATCTACACCAGCTGTAAAGGTTGCATTCATATAAGCTGTACCTGCTGTCATCCAGGCAGGCTTCAAAAGTTGCTGCCAAAATGCATTTATCTGACCCCCTGTTTCTTCAGATTGAGTTACAGCTGTATTAGTTCCTGCAAGTGTAGATGGAGCCCACATCAAAGATCTACATGTGAGCTGTGATTGAGTATCACTAAAACTACCTCCTGTATAATATCTACCAACTTTATTAGGATTAGAAGCTATAGCAGGTTGATTGTTAAATGCAGGCATAGCCTTGAAACTCCCAGTAAAGTTAACAATACAATTAGTAAACGTACCAAAACAATTATCCTGATATGATTCGGTAGTAAGCATAGACATTTTACTCGATCCGAAATTAGCAAAATCAGGATAACCTGTCGTTGGATTTTTCTCTTTAATTACAATAGGATGAGTCTCCCAATCAATTGAATAATCAATAGTTTCCCCCCAATTGAAATCTAACTCAGGACCAAGATCTAAAGTAACACCCATTTCAGCATATCCAGTGTTTCTATCGTGACCAGGCTCTAAAGACGCAGGAAAGGCTATTCCTTGCCATATATGAGTATAAAACTTCTTAGATTCATCATGAAAATGCATAAAGTTAGTATACTGGGTACCCCCTCCATAAAGATCCATAGAAGTTGTAACAAGCCCTGGATGAGAGGCATCACCCCCACCTGTAGTTGTATATCTCCAAGGAGAATGTCTAAATGCTGCACCAAATGGTGTAATTCCATCTTCAGGATCAGTATATCTATCACAAATTGTACTAAGGCTAGCTCCGCTATTTACAACAGAGGCATTTGAATCTTTTAAAAAATTAATATTTGCATTTGCCATGGAATAATCCCCCTGAAGACCATCACGATATGTTGGGTTTCCAAGAGCATTTAAATAATTTCCAAAAGCAGGCTGATCAGTATCCCATGGATTTACGCCAGGAGCAAGTTCCCTATTTAAAGTTTGAGCTAATATATCACCTCCGATACCCATAGATATCCCAATAGCCTTTGAATTACCGGCTCCTGTGTGAGATAAATTGTTATTTTGTCCAAACCAGTTTTGAGAACCAGCGTTAGTACATCTTAAAATAAAGTCTTGTTGATAACGATTATTTGGATCGGACCCATTAACTATCTTAAACATAGACTTAATGTATATTCCACCTACAGGTTCTAAGTAAAATGTTACATTATTATAAAAACCATTACAATTAGTATGATTACAAGTGTACATTATTCACAACATTTAGGGTTAAACGAACTGTCTCCTCCATCATCGACAGAAGGATCAGGTCCGCCAGTTCCAACCGTTCCTCCTGTACTAGTGGTAGGATAAATAGTTGAATCTACATAAGTAAAATTACTCAATTTAATTTGACCGTCTGAAGTACACGGTTTGCATTCAGAAGAAACAGCATTTAATATTGACATTATTCTACCGATTTTTCTGATTAACAATTGTCTATCAGTATCTACATAGTTAATTCCTATACTTGATAATCTATCTTTCTGTATGTACGCTATTAAAGCAGACCATAAAGAAACTAATTTATTTGCATGATATCTTTTTGCTGTTTCTACTTCTGATCCACATGTAGTAGGACATTCAGAAGGGTCATCACAGAACATATCTAGAACTACCGCCTTATAGCATTTTATTAAATTACACAATTCATAAATAACTATCCATTTTGGATTATTCCATAGAGTGGCAACGGCTCCTCCAACTATAGCTTTCATTATTCTTTCTATTTTAACAATATATACATCGTCTCGTGGAAGCTCAGCTGTAAATGGAGATCCAACTACAACATCTTTTACAAACGTATACGTCATGTCATAATTATTAACAGTATATCTATTATATTCAATATAATCGTCAACAGGATAAGCAGTGCTATATCCTATAGCTGGAGTAAAATCATAAACATCCCATTCTCCACAGGCTTTTTGTGCTAATTTAATATCTTTACACACAGTAGCACAAATATCACAACATGTATAACTATCTCTACAATTCCATACGTCTACACTAAAGCAAATTTCACCTTGTTGGAAGCTATCTGGAGTATATGGATATTCAATAGTCCATTGTTGTCCAGATGGAGCACTTCCATCAGCAGCGATATTAGTCCATGAAGGATCAAAATCAGGATTAGCCTCTGGCATTGTGGTATAAATCTTATTCCAACTAGAACCATCAGCATGTTGAGCTTTTAATTCAACAAATCCAAAACATGTTTCTGCTGTAACTGCTTGACCACAATCACAACATTTAACCCACCAATCTGCATTATAGTTCCCAAATTCATCTACAGGAACATTTCCTGTATTTGCATCTGCCATCGATATATATTTATTCCCTTCGCTTATATAATGGACATGAGCTCCTTCAGCATATGTTACATCTTCATCCCACGGTTCAGTACTTTCTTCACAACAGTCTGCTACCTCACATGTAATTATAGCTGGGAAGATAGGCGTAACATTCCATTGTAATTCCGCTTCACCAGTTATACAATCATCTACAAGTGCACCTCCATTCCAAATAAAATCACAATTAACTAAAAGATCACGATATAAACAGCAGTCATTATCTATACAGGGCTCAGCACAATCACAATCATAATTTATAGCATCTCTATCACCGCAACATCCCTCTCCTGCAGGATTGTTTGCACATTGAACCTCTACAGCACAAGAACCAGTTTGATTACATGAATCCGCTACACCAGATGTAACATTTTGACAAACTAAATCACCAATATGAGCAGTACCACCACTGAGGGCAATTGTTCCACTATGACCTGTACTTAGATTATATGTATAAGGTGGTGTTCCTCCAGAAATAACAATATCAACTGATCCATCAGCAGCACCTGGAGCGGTTGGCATAGTTGCCGATAAACCACATGAAAGATTTGCAGAAGGCTCATCTATTGTTTGAATTACTGTAGCAGTACATCCATTTGCATCCGTAGCAGTAGCTCTATAATCAGCGGCTATCAATCCAGTTATGTGAGCAGTGGTACCTGTATACGGAGCATAACCACCACCTGTATCTTGTTCCCATGAAATTGCAACAGGATTAGTTCCTCCTGTCCAAGATACAAGAATATCTCCTAGAGCTCCACCATTAAAGCAATTATCATTATAATTAACAACTGATATAGATAAAGCACTAGACTCAACAACTGTATAAGGAAAAGAAGCTACACAGCCACTACCACTTGTTTCTGTAATAACTACAGTATAGGTTCCTATAGGTAAACCAGTAACATCTTGTGTTGTAGAAGCAGCAGCATCATCCCATAAATAAGTAAATGTTGGTGAACCGGGAGGTGACGCTCCCCCTACTGAGGGAGTGATATCTATCGCTCCTGTTGAACCACCATTACAAAGAACATCAGTTACAACAGCAATATTGTTTATTACGGTATCATAATTTATAGTTCCTGAAGCTCCATGCACACAACCATTAGCATCCGTTACAATACAAGAATAGGTTCCGGCTGGTTGACTAGTTATACTACTTGCAGTACTACTATCGTCCCAAAGGTAAGTATACGGACCTGTTCCACCACTAGGAGTAAGAGTTATACTACCAGTACTTCCATCAATACAATCTGTATTAACTATAACTCCCGTTACTACAATAGCAGTTCCTTCAGTAACTGTATAAGAATTGGTTCCTGTACAACCACCGTTCTCTGCAGAATCAGTAACTACAACAGTATAAATCCCCGGAGCTAAATTATTTATATTTGCATTAGTACTAGTAAATGAACCATAGGTTGAACTTGACCATAAATAAGTATATCCAGGAGTTCCACCGGAAACAGCAGTACTTATTGACCCATCCATTGCACCACTACAACTTACATTTGTTCCCGTAAGACTTACTACTATAGCTGCAGGTGCAACAAGAGTATATGGAGTTGCCGTATTACAGCCCTGTGAATCTGTTACAGTAACGGTATGAGTACCCGCTCCTACGTTAAGATCTTGAGACGTTGTTGAACCAGAAGGAGACCAAGAATATGTATAAGGAGGGGTTCCTCCAACAGGGGTAGCTTCAAGATCGGTAGTATCTCCTGCACATAATAAAAGGTCTGTTTGTGTAATCGTTGTGACTATATCACTTGTAGTTGGTATTGTAAAAGTTACTGTAGATGTACAACCATTATCATCTACCATATCAACTATAAAAGTATCCCCTCCAGTTAATCCAGTAGCAGTAGACGTTCCAATAGTTAAATTATCTGCAATCGAAGCAGGTGCAGGGGTCCAAGTAATAGAAGCAAGAGGTAGTGTACAGTCAGTATCAACCTCTACCATAGCTATGCCATCATCGGCTCCACTGCATGTCTCTGGAGTAATCGTTACAGTATTAGTGTCGCAATCATCACAAAGAGAAGGAGCTGCCTCAAAATTTAATGTAAAATAAGTGTCATTATCACAATGAGCTACACCAGATGTACAACAAGCATCTGCTACTGGAATATTACAATAGTTAATTTGAAGCATTATATTTCCAGGATCATTAGATCCTGCAGTATCCCATGTAACTGTAAAGTCTGTCGAAGCTCCAGCAGCCAGATTAAATGTTGTTGGACATACGGTCCCAATTGTAACGCCAGCTAATGTTAGATTAGATAAAGTAGATCCACCATCTAGAGCGATTAATTCTGCACATATAGTCTGTATATCACAAGGTAAATTATTGGTAAATGTATATGTATTAGTAATTACCCCTCCTGCAGATCCATCTATAATTAAAGTTGGATTACCTAATATAGCTGCAGCTGTATCATCATACCAGCCTATACTACCATCACTAGTATTAGGACCTGCACAAACATCTATACTAACAGGGATATCCACACAACAGCAATCCTGGCATCCTTCTTCTCCTCCTGTATCACAGAAATAGAAAGCGACCGTTAGTGTAGCTACTATATTGCTCATCCATAAATAAACCAAGTCTGTCTCACAACAATCAGTAACTCCAAATTGGAATACAAGATCTTGAGCAGAAGTAGGATTTATATACCAAGTTTCACTACCATCTTGTAAAACACCATCTCTAAATATTTCAAAACATATACATTCATATCCTTCTCCGATTAATTGTAGATCATACTCAGGTCGTGAATAGGTAGCAGCAGATGAAGTAAAGATCATATCTTTAAAAGCATACCAACTAGCCATCTCGACACATCCTTCACCACACTCCAAAGGATTAAAAAATGCGTATTTACTTGTTGTATTATTTAAAGTTAGAGTAAATTGTGTAGTGTTGGCAGATCC